GTATAAAATTTATATAAAAAAACAGCAGTATTTTCCTAAAGAATATACTACTGAATATTACAAAATATAAAATTAAAATATAATAATTACTATAATTATAGTAACGCAAACATCAACTAATGTCAATAGATTTCCTGCTGCAAATAACAAAAAAAGAACACCACCGAAGTGATGTTCTTTTTGTAAGAATTAACTTATTTCCTCCACATATGACCACGACTGTGATAATTCTTTGTATTCTACAAATTTGCTTGTATTTTTATCCTACATATTCACAAAATTCCACATAATACTTAACAGGCAAACTTTTCTTTTGTTTGATCTTTTCCTCTCTGATTTGTTGAGTGAGAGCTTTGATGTTTTCCCGATAACGATTTGTAGTGTCGATAACCGTCTTAGACCGTAAATCCGTTCTGCAAAGAGGGCAATGACTGTTGTAAATATACTTTTTGTTTATTTTAGATTTGCAATTAGGGCAAGTTATTAACTCAGCCTTGAAACTGCTGCAATCTGTTTTTTTGACATACTCGTTTAGTTTTTCTTTTTCTTTAATCAAACGAGTCTCTAATGTTTGAAGTTTCTTCGTAGTTTTTACTTGAGATGTATCATAAAAAGCAAAAGTAGGATTGTATTTTCTGTTCCAAACATTAAATGAGTCTGATGCCACCTGTTCGGCAGCATCAAAACTATCATAAATTTTACCCGGAGCATATTCCTTGATAGGCATAATATCATTACCCATATTAGGAAACTCCTCTAAATCAGCTTCATGTCGGATTTTTGAGCGAATAGAAGCATATGCTTTTTTCAAGCTTTTCTCACTCAAATCATCCATAACAAATGAACCACCGATCCAACTCATAAATTATTCCTCCTAAATTTTTAATTACCTTTTATTTTGTAAATAACGGTAGCTGAAACGATTTCACACAATATCCGTATGTATTTGAAAGCCAATCTGCAATACAATCAAGTGTTTTGTCATGATCTTTCAAGTCTACATCGGGATACAAGTAATTAAATGTTTCTTCGTCAATTGACGCATTTTCCGGTAAGTTGAGATGATTGATTTCATCAAGATAATCTAAATCCCACTTGATTGCCTCAACACGAATGATGAGACTTCCACCTTCTGCCATCAACATTAACCGTTATTTCGTTCTCTAAGAAACTTTTGATAAGCAAACTCATCATACGTGTAGCAAGAACTTAAATATGCATCGTAATGGCTTTTCAGCATTACAGCAAGCTGTTTTGCTTGTTCCCAAGTCATGCCAACCCTTACAATTGTATCAGGTTTATACTCATATGTAGGAACAATCAATCCTTCCTTGGTTTCTCTGCCCGGACCGCATTCACAAGAAATGATAATATCAAGTTTATCGCTTGAAGCACCGGCAATTTTTAAAACCCTTGCCTGAGCCATACCATCGGTACGAATTTTTTTCTCTTTTGCTTTTCGGGCACTAAGACCACCCGGATATGAACGCACAGGCATTGCATATTTATATTCTTTACCATCCTTTTCAGAACGTTTTCTACGCTCGACAGCTTCATTTGCAACATCATTCTTCAATTGTCTTGAAAGAATGTCTTCTGCAAACACAAGAGCTTTTTCAACTTCAAGATAAAAATCAATTGAGCCGTTAGGTACTCGTTTCATACTTGCATCACAATTTGCAAATGAAAATCTGAACCTGTTTATACGAAACGCATCCGGATAGATTTTCAAAAGTGAAGCTTTGTTGTTTTTCACACTTTTGTTGTAGAACTCTACTACAGTTGTAATAGGAGTTACTCTCTCAAAATATTCAGCCATAACTTATTTCTCCTTAATCTTATTTTTATCCATTTTACAGCCACAAAAAGGACAATACGGATAAAAATCACTTTCATTGTCAACACAAATAATGTTTTCACGTTTTGAATCAAAACAATTAGAACATTTAGCTGTTGCATATCCGACATCACTATATAATACTATCCAATGTGCATGTTTTTCTGTATCAACAGTTGGCATACTTCTTATATCAGAAAGTTTGATAAAATAATCATGCCTTGGAAATGCTCCATACTGAGTTTGAAATGAATATTGTTTCTTTTTTAGTAGCTTTTTTCTATCAATATAATCAGACATCAATTATCCTCCTTATTAAGTTCTTTTTGAAACTCTCTCATAAAATCTAAAACTGATGTTGTGAGAGACGGTACAAATAAGATGTCATTTTCAGATAATGCATTAAGAATACAGTTAAAACCTTCGTCTGAACGCATAATTTCTTGAATAACCATCTCGTAATCATCTTTGTACCAACCTTCAGGATACTGTTCAGGATTAGTTTCAGATGCTTCACGATACACAAAAATATAATCGTTTTTAGCACCTTGAAGTATCAAATTTTCCAAAGCTAAATCAACAATATCTCTTACATCTTGTGATACTATTGTTCCATCTTCGTTATGTCTTATCTTATATGTTTGTTCTAACATAAAACACCTCTTAATCTTCCCAACCGTAAACTTCACAAATAGCAACTCCAACACTGTCGGTATATTTATCAATATTCTCTTGTGTGAAGGTGTTATCTAAAATTTTATCTTTAAATTCTTCAATTTCATCTTCATAAAGACTTGTCTTGAAGGTTCTGTAAAGATAATGGTTGCTTCCGTCATGATGTGAACAGTCGCATCGTAAATCATTGTTTTCATCTACATACCATTTTGCATAATCACAATCAGTATAAAAACAATCAACGACCTTACCGGATTCAATAGTTTTGTATCCTGTTACTGTACCGTTCCATCTGCCAATTTCACCAATTATGATAATTGGCAAATCAAAAACAATGTTTTTAAGATAAACACGCTTATCATCAAGGTATGAATTATTATCTTCATACATCTTCTCTTCAAGTTCTGATTCATCTAATTCAGGATAAGAAGCCTTTAAATCATCTTTCCAATCATCAAAGTTCAAATCAGAAGGATAATTACTCCAAAGAGTATGTTCTTTATGTTTAACGCTTGTATTAGCCATAATAAACCTCCGATTAATAATCTTCCGGCAAATAGCCTTCTCTTTTCATTGTTTCAATATCTTGAAATTCAGCAACAATCATACCGCCAAAGCCGTAATCATTAGATGCAACATCATCCGGGCCAAGATAAAGAATTGAATACTCATCATAATCACTGTCAATTGCAATAACCTCGACTGATTCATTATCTTTGAATATATCAAATGCATCTTCAAGTGCTTTATCAAGGTTATTATAACCTGCTGTGGTAGTAGATTTACCGTTATTTCGGTCATACTTATCTCTCCAAGACCTAACACAGTATGAATATTCATTTTGAGGATAAAATTTCTTATATACATTAATAAGAACTTTATCTTCTAATACATCTTCCTTAGTAAATCTGATGTGACTGTGTTTGTTTAAAGCTCCCTTGGAATTGCCGTAACGAAGTTCATACGCTAAACGATTAAGGATTTGTTTTTGTGTTTTTGGTTCATCGGAAAACGCATCAATAAGCTGATTAAGTTTATCTTCAAAATCAAAATATTTATCACCAAAAACAAGCTTTTGAATATCCTTTACTCTGTTTTTTGAACTTCTGTAAAGGTAAGCAACATCAGAATTTGGATCATTTATGCTATCAATAGTTTCAACTGCTCTGACTGTATATTCCAAACCATCCCAATCCAGTGTAACAAAGAATGGGAAATCAGGAAGTGGTTCTTGTAACAAAGTAGCATCTTCAACGCTGGAATCAAGTTTTAGAGCACCAAGTTCTCTTTGATTGTTTACTTTTGCAATCATAACAAAAGAGACACTATCAACTTCATCGTCAAGAGTAATATGATCCATTTTTGCAACAATTGAATTAAACAAATAATCGTTGAGAACTGACATACCTCTTTTGATGTATGTTTCAGGATTACTTTCTTCTCTGATGCCGATAAATTCACAATCAGGCTTAAACACCTTGAAGTTTTTTTCAGCAAGTTCTTCATTGATTGCCTCAACCAATACACAATTGAAATTTTTATTACCTTCTTTTGTGTATGTAACCATATAATTTTTGTTAGTCATAATATACCTCCTACCCTGCTGCTTGACTTTTGGCAGCAGGGATTAAATTAAATTTTTTTAATTTTATTCTTTTGAAAATTTGTTATTTACAAGTGCTTCAAGCATCCTGTAACCGTTATCATTAGCGAGAATGCCAAACCAATTTAATGAATCAATTTCAAGTTCGTCAACATCCACTCCAACTTCTTCATCAAAAATCAGATGAATAGGTTTATCAGTTTTGTTTTGAACAGATGCAATAAAATCATAATCATGGCCTGTTGTTTTGATTTGAAGATAATCATCACGCAGAATTGTTGGTCCTGAAAATGATTTATCATCAATAATGATTTTATCTTCGTATTCGTCATAATAAATTGGTTTGTTACTATTCTTTCGATGTTCGTCAACAGCAGTGTTGTCATAGTTTCCAAAAGAAATTTTATCAACTTTCAATTTTTTTAGTGTTTCAATAAGTAATTTATTGTCACTAAAAACACTTGGGAAATCAATACATTCTCTGCCTAAAACCTGTGACAGCCTATAACGATAACAAATAATCTTTGATATGCCAGATTCTTCTTCATCTGTATTATCAATAATTTTTTCAATTTCCGGATAATAAAGGAAATCTTCAAAATCATTATTGAGAAATTCCTCATAGCAAGGATAAATTTCACCGTTGGCAAAGCCATATTCTTCAACATATTCATCAAATGACATATTTTTTGTTGAATCTTCGCATTCGTGAAGGTTCTTATTAGACTCATCATTTTCATAAAGAGCCTCGGTTTGTGTCATTGTTATGTCATCAATATGTTGATTAATCCAGCAACGCTTAAATATTTCGTAAGCCCTCTCCTCGTTTGAAAGGTCCGGGCTTATCCTCACATCTATTGGATCATAAACTCTCATTTGAATGTTCCTCCTTAATCATCCAAACTCATAACAAATTTACGAGCTTTTTCTAATGCTTGACTCATTGCAGTATTTTGCTGTAATGTCTCTCTTGATATACCCAAAGCTTCAAGAGTATCATCAACACATCCGGTGTATCCATATTCATAGTTTTGTAACTCGTATACAAACATATCATAGATATATCCTTCGCCTGTTGTGTCTTCCTTAATAGCTTTTTGGTGTTCTTCACGATGACGGTTAAGCATTTCATTAAATGCTTTTACATCCTTTTTACGGATGAGTACACCACATCCTAATGAAGCAAGTTGCTTTCCGAAATAATCATCAGAATTTTCATCAAATGATAAATTCCATTCTTCAACAACTTTTCTAAATTGTTCATCACTGAAAGCAGCTTTAATAGGAAAAGCATTAGTTTCCGCCATTTGTTTGTCTTTTAACTCTTTATATGAATTACTCATATTTACCTCCATAAAAAAATCCACTGAATTATATATAACTCAATGGATTTTTCTTTTTGTTATTATTTTTTGTTATGCTTTATCATACTCGTCTAAAAGACCAAGATATGCAAAAGCATATTCGTCAAAGTAATGACCTTCTTTGCCTAAATCGTGAAGGTCATCAATTATTTGATTTTGTTCTCCTTCAAGTATTCCACGGTAAGCACAACCCAAGTAATCATTTTCCCAATCAGAAATAGACATTTTTTTAAGCCATTCATTTTCACTTATTGAGAATAGTAGACACAAAGAAACGAACGTCATCCATTGCACGGTCATTTGTCCTCTTTGGATTAAGTTTATAAGCGTTATAATCCCATCTATAAGTTAAAAACTCATGAATGGCATTTGTACAACATGGAGCAAAGAATATTTGGTCATTAAGCAAGGCATCTTGGACTTGTTGAATACCACAAAGTATAGTGTCGTTAGCTCTAATGAGCCCATATTCTCCATGATTTAAGATCGTCTGTATAAAAGATGCAGCAGACGGCCCTATAATGATGGCCTTAATAGGTCTGTTTCCAACAAATTCTTTCAGGGCACTATAATATTCCTGATCAGTTAACTGAATCCCTTTTTCTCTGGACGAATAGTAGTATTCGCTAATACGATACCACTTATCACCATGTTTACCCCAAAGTCCAAGCGAAAATGGATTAACAGTTCCGTAATTACAGGAAACATAATATTCTTTGAAAGTATCAGGCATACAAACAACATGATGATCTATGTCAAACATTGAATATATCAAATCGTCTGCACTCTCATAAGGTTTTTCATCTAATATAGTGTCTTTATTCTTTGCATTTTGAAGAATACGTTCCAATTCTTTGATAGAAACAGAAATCTCATTATTCCCCTGTTTGAATCGTATTGTATTGTTATTAATTGTGTATTTCATACTTTTTTCTCCTTAAACTTTTAAAAAATAACAGTGTACAGCATTATTAATACTGCGTGAATATATTAAAAAACGACCAATTTAAAGTTTGAATTAGTCGTGTTATAAAAACTTATATTTTAATTATATCATAAATGCATTAGAACCATCATTAAATGTGGATTCCTTATATATTTTAGTTAAATAACTTTTAACTCATATCTTTTGTGACAAAAACCATATTTATCAGTGATATAATCTGAAACTTCGTCATCTCTTCCTTTAAATTTATTTGGTATTTTAATACTTGTCGGAAGAGAAAAAAGATCATTTTCATTTACATCTTATCATACTCATCCAAAAGTCCAAGATATGCAAAAGCATATTCGTCAAAGTAATGACCGTCTTTGCCTAAGTCTTTGAGGTCATCAACAATTTGTTCTTCTTCTCTTTCAAGCATTTGACGGTAAGCTCTACCGCTTGAATCATTGCTTGTTGATTCATAAATAAAATTTTCTTTGAGCCATGAGTGAAGCCCATTAAGCCAATCATCAAAATTGCATAAATCGGTTTTAATTTGTTTGTAAATCAAATTACATAATTCCTTGTCCGATTTCCAAAGCTTGGCATCACCGTAAGCTGTACAATAAATATGATTATTGCACTCAACAACTCTGTAAGCCGAGAGTGTTTTAAATAAAATATGGAAAAGCATTTTGCTGACATAATAGTCTAAACACTCTTCATCAGTATCTCGGTCATATCTATCAACAAGGTTTAAAGCCATATCATAATCAAAAGCATCAGCCACATCCGGTGTGATTTTACTAAGAATATCTGCTGAATTTGCGATAAACCAACAGATAGCAGCAAGGTCGCTGTAATTTTCAAATGGCTCACCATTTGAAAGATTCGGTGGAATTTTGCCACTTAAAATATCAGGGTTACGCTTTTCTTCAAATTCCTTGAAGTAATAATCATCGTGATAGGCTTCTAATCTGTCAATAACTGTTGCCAAATTATAAAACTCATCAGACTCAATATCACCCCAGTTTGCTGAATTATCATCAACAAGTTTAAAGACTTTGTTGCCGTCTTCATCCTTGTCAATTTTTAATTCAAAATCTTCGCTTTCAATAATCATCAATGCAATTCTGTATGCAGTGTATGTAATAGGTTGTGTCATTTCACAACTCCTCCTTAATTATTATTTGGGTCAATTAACATATCAACAAGTGTTTTGTATTCACTTTCACTAACATATCCTGCGCCATACAGATGAAGTTCCTTTATCCATTGATAGATAAATTCATCCAAATCATCTTCGTATGTGCACACCCAATGTTCTTTTGTAAACTTTTTAAAAGCCTTGATATGTTTTTTGATAAAATCAGTCCAAGCACAAGTTGAATTTGCCACAGATAATACTTGAACATTATTATTAAGATAATTGAGAAAACGATAATAATATTTATCATCTTCACGGTTTAGATCTTTTTCAGATACATAATCCAAACCGACAAAAGCATCAAATACATTATCGTAAAACTCAATATAATCATTATGTCCTGATAACAAGTCAGAAGGTGTCAAATGTTTTTCATCAACAGTAGAATGTTTTTCATCAACATTTAACAATTTATCATTCATTGAGTTAAGAAAATCAGCAGCACATTTCAATGCATTGCTACCGGAATATACACGAATTCCATTATCTCTTAGCAGATTTTCTACCGCTTTAAGACTGTGACTCATCTGTTTAGATTCCTTATCATCTTTTTCTTTATAAAGATTGATAAATATAACTTTATCCGGTCTTTTATGAGAATCATCAACTACTTCAGCAATACTGTAAACGCCTTTAATTCCATTTGTTATACAATATACAACATAGTCAGATTCTTCTCTTTCTTTGACCTCTCTTAGTCGGTCTTTTTCACTCCAATTTTTTACAATAGGATTGTAATAATTGCAATGTAGCATTTTCTGAAATTCATTTCTCCATTTCCATCCGGAACACGTTCCGCCTAAAAACACTTTTAAAACTTTATCTTTTGCCATAGTGATTTCCTCCAAAATTCAGCAAGAAAGCATATCATATACTTCCTGTGTTTCATATCTGATGATATGAATGTGTTTATTGTGTTTTTTTACTTCGTCTGTGCATTTGTACGACTTTTTAATTTGACCATGTACTAAATAGCAATCGCCACCGTACATAGGTCCTAAATAGCCTTTGATAATCGGCTGATTATCAAGTTCTTCACGCTTGCACAAAAAGCCTTTATTTCGTTTTTCGGTCAAATCCTCAGAATAGCCATTAATAACATTTTTTAACTTAAGCGTTGGATAACTTAAGATAAGACCATCTAACTCTCCACCAACAAACTGATAAAGGTAATGAGTTCTTAAATTTTCTATTGACATTCCAGTTTGTACCCCTTTCTGTGAAATATAACTTCACCAATAAGTGAATAGCCCAAATCAATTGGTGTGATAGTTTCATCTGTGTCTTCTGTATCTTCTGCATCTTCTGTGTCTTCAAACACATCTTTATGTGCATCAAGAACAAAAGCAATGTCATCATCAGACCAGCCGGCTTCAATCATACGGTGAAGTGTATCCTCAATTGCAGACAGAATGTCTGTCTGTTCAGGTGTACTAATATAGAAATGTTCTCTATAATAATCGGAACTCATAATAAATTTGTTTATTTGTTCACCATCAGATAAAAGTTTTGAAATCATTTCAATCTTTTTTTCTGAACGAAGGCAAATACGCTTTAATGTTTCTGTAGCCATAATATATAATCCTCCTTAATGGCTTATATTAGATTGCTTCTTTATACGCCTTAACAAGATATTGTTTTAATGCAGTTAATCTTACTTGCTTCACATTTTTTTCAACTGCTCTTTTATATACAGTTTTACTGCCAACAAGAGTCATCTTTTTTGATGCTCTTGTAACTGCTGTATACATAAGGTTTCGTTGAAGCATACACATTTGTTCACTTCCTACCGGCATAATAACTGATGGAAATTCCGAACCTTGGGATTTATGAATTGTAATTGCATAAGCAAGTGCAAATTTTAAATCTCTTAATTCAGAAACTGTATACGAAATAATGTGATTATAGAAGTCTATATCGACAGACAACTTATTATCCTCATCACGATAAATATCTTTGATAAGTCCGATATCACCGTTTTTAGATAATTTATTATTTTTCTGACAAATAACCTTATCCCCGATATGGAATTTATAGTTATTTATTGTGAAAGTAATATCGCCGTCTTCTATCGGATTAACTAATTTTTGAATAGCATTATTAAGGGTTTCCTGACAATAATCTCCTCTTGTTTTCATTGGTGTTATGATTTGAACAGCCATAATATTATTTTTGTATTTGGCAAATTCATTTTTAAAAATTTCAACACAATCATCTTTGATTGTATTTGATTTTACAAAATCAAAATCATTACCAAGAGTAAGAGAAGAATTACCTTTTAAAATATTCAATGCGTTTTTAATGATCAATGAATCTTCGGCTTGCCTATGGATTACATCAAGTTTTGTGGTAGGAATAACTTCAGAAAGAATACAATCTTCAAGAATGTTTCCAGCACCGACACTTGGTAACTGATTAGGATCGCCTAAGAATACAAATTTAGCATTATCATTTTTAGTATTTTTAAAAATGAGTGAAAGCAATTTTGCATCTGTCATTGACATTTCATCTATAAAAATGATTTTTTCTTCTATTTCCTGACCAACTGAACCGTCTTCATCAATAAGAAGTTTTGAATGGACCGTCTGTGCATTGTGCATAGTAGCCTCACTCATTCTTTGTGCAGCTCTGCCTGTCGGTGCAAGTAAGAGAATGTCTTCATCTTCGCATTTGAATATTTTTTCGTAGGTTCTTATTGCCGTTTTAAGTACAGTTGTTTTACCTGTACCTGCTGAACCTGTGATAATTGAAAAATTGTTTTCCATTACCATTTTTACTGCTATTTCTTGCTTTTCTGCAAGAGAGATACCAAATTCTTTTTCGGTTTCATTAATAGCAGCTTTAATTTTACTTACGCTGATTTTGTCCTTTGGTCTAAGAAGTGTTTTTATGATGCTTTCTGAAATTATATTTTCGGTTTCATAATTAAACTTTGAATAAATGATTAATTTATTGTTTGCTTTACGCAGTACAATTTCTTGATCGTTGTTCATTTTTCTTAGAGTTTTCTTTAAATCATCAAGTGAGCATTTTCTCTGTACGCCCTTATTAAGAAGATTTAATGTTACTGTAACAAATTCATCGTAAGGATAGTACATATGTCCTCGTGAACCTATAAGTTCATTTAAAACATAATTTACTGCTGCTCTTATGCGGTCATAACATATCAAATCCGAGCCAAAATCAATTGCCATTCTATTTAATTTATAGAAAGTAACACTACCGGACATAATAAAAGGATTCTCCTTTATAGCTTCAAAAGAAAATCCTAATTTGTTCAGTATTTTTGGTTGTATTTGGTATTTGGAAATAATTTCAAACATTTCAGGAGATACTAATTGTGATTGCGCACTTTCGGTTATCTTCTTTGCTTTCTTTTCAGATCTGATTACTGCGAATACAGCATCATAATCTTTAGCTTGCTTGAATACATCTTTTCCATATGCTTTATAAAGTGCTTCAGCGTACTTTTTACCTATACCAGCAATATTTTCTTTAAGATATTTAATAATATCTTCTTTTTCATTGATATAAAGCGTACACAGTTGAACATTTAACTGTCTTCCGTATTTTTTATCCTCAATGATTGTTCCTTTATATTGATAGGTATATTGGTCTTGTGGAAGATTATAGCCTTTAGCAGTAATTCTGCCTCCTTCTTCCACAAGCTTAATTGTTTGAATGGAAAAACCATTGTTATCATAGATTGTGTACGAATGTGTACCGACCAATGTTACAGTTTCTTCCATTTATTACACCTCTCTTTCTTATAGTTTCTTATATTTGAACCTATATAGTAAATAAGAGTGTGTTGAATATTTTGTTCTCATAAAATACCTCCTGTCGTTGCCCTTACGACTGAACTTTTCACTGAGCATAAATTTTTATGTGAAAGTTCTTATGAAAACAAAAAAAGCCGACTAAATTTGTATACACAAAATTAATCGGCTATTGTTTATTAAATTAATAAAAGTCAGCTATCGCAAATTGCAATAACTGACTTAATATACTATAAAATTAAATAATAATAATTACTATTGTTATAGTAACGCAAATAAGAATTAATGTCAAGGTTTTTAATATTGATATTCATCATAAAGCCAATCTTTATTGACAATGTATCCTTTAATACCTCTTATCTTAGTAACGGTTTGGTATGTACGAAGTAAAGTTATACTTCTGCTTACCGCAGTAGGAGTTATTCCTAATTCTTTGGCGATGTCAGCTTGCTTTGCTTCACATTTATACAAATGATTTGAACCAAACCAATCTCTCCAATTCTTTGGAATTTCGTCAATACTATTAAGTGGTACTGAATGGTCAACAAAATACTTTAAAACAGCAAATTCTGTTTTTGTGAAATATTCCTCTAATTTTTCATACTTAGTCATTGAATATTTTCTCCTTTACTTTTCCTGTTATTTTTTACTGCTTTAAGAAATTGAGCATTGAACATTTCCTCAGCATATAGATTGTTAAATTTAACAGTGTCTTCTTTAGACAGTTCTATTACTCTTTTGCCAATGCATTTAATATTTTGTATTGAAATAATAATTTCATCTAAAGGGCAGTTGGTATTTCTGTGAATATCCTCTTTGATGAAATCTTTTGTAATTTTCACAAAGGATTCATCAATTTTGGTACTATCACATCGAGTATGACCTTTCCAAATTTTGTTGTCAAACAAAGCATCATACTCAATTAAATATTCGTTTAAGCTAATTTTTTTACACGTCAAAACTGTCTCCTTTCCGACATATTAAGCTCATTATTACGTTCTTGTTTTACGGTAATCAAGCGAGATAAAGTTTTATGACGCAATTTTACAGCATCCACGGTATAAGAAATAATATCCCTTTTATCGACTGCATCTTCGTAACTTGTTTTAGCTTTAGCTCTCTTATATTTTCTTACATTCACTTTTGCAATTGATAACATTGATGTTAAAAACGAATATTGATTGCTTGTAATAGCAAGCATTTTTCCTACTTCGTTTAATTCCTGCTCAGTTTCAATCTGACACGGAATATCAAAAATAAATGTATCATTTAAAATTTGAGCTAAATCCATAGGACTAAAGCTTAATAAGTCATTAATGTTTAAATTTTGTTCCAAAAAAATTATCCTCCTTTTTTTCAGATACTATCCTTTAAGTAGTCCGAAACCTTTGTTTTTATTTCTTCTGTAAACGACATTAACATTACCGTCAGGATCGTTAAAAACAAAGAAATCTCTGCCGAGAACTTCCATTTCGTCAATTGCCTCATCAACAGAAATAGGTTCTACACAAATATTTTTCACCTTTGTAATTCTATCAGAACTCATACCGTATTTTTCAAAATCATCCATAGACACTTCATCGGAAGTAATCTGTTCAGCAGCAAGCTCTGACAGAGGTGTTCTACCGGTTTTGTCAAACTTCTTTGTCTTTTCCTTTCTGATTTGGCGAATCAGCATATCACAAGCCTCATCAGTTGCAACAACACACGTTACACCTTCACCTGTTCCGACAAGAAGTTTTTTAGCAAAATTAGTAGTAACACTTGACGTATAGATTTCTTTCTTTTCATCAAACATAATTCTTAAATATAATTTTGCTTCTTTTGAAAAATGTTTTTCGATACGACTTAGCTCATCTTGAATTTTTTCCTTTTCTCCTTCTTTGAATTTAAAATTCGTAAAAAATTTTAACATAAAATGTTCCTTTCTTTTTGCCATTCAATTGGCATTTTGTATATATTTGGAAATGCTTCCAATATATATATCGCAAATATTTCATTTTTTCATAAAAATTTGCAAAAAAAAATTAATTTTTTACTAAAAAAAAATGCAAAAAAAAACAAAAAAACCTTCCGATTTAAAAATCAAAAGGTTTTTTTGAAAAAAGACATCATCACTTATTTGGCAATAAGTGATTAAAAAGGAGTTGATGTAGATCATTGAAAATAAAAAATGACAAACACCAAAAACAAAGTGAACTGCTTCACATTAGAATGCCAAGCTTCCTACTCAAGTGTTCTTAAACAAACACAGTATCAATAGGCTAACCCCGTAGTTCCTACGGTTGTATTCAATAATGTTGCTCTAATAAGAGCAGAAAGGAGCAACAAAGTCTGTAACTTTGTTACATCTATACTATAGTGCACTGAATAGTAGGTGTCAAGACCATTTTTGAAAAAAATTTAAAATTTTGTAATTGTATGATTATAACAAATATGATATAATGATTAAGCATTATATAATTACCATTTTTTTCCAATACCCAAAAAAAGAAAAAACACTCTTTGTCTCTGGGAAAAAACAAAGAGTGTTTAAATGAAGTAGAGGGGGCTTGACGTCCTCTACACCTATACTATAACGCACTGAATAGTAGGTGTCAAGGCCATTTTTAAAAAAATTATTTTTTTAGGAGATATTGTATTTATGCCAGAAGAAACAAAAAAATTTGATAAAAAGAAATATAATTTAGAGTATAAAAATGCCAATCTAAAACAATTTACATTTACCCTGAACAAAGAATATGATGCCGATATCATTGAGTTCTTAGGCATTCTACCGAACAAAACACAATTTGTCAAAGAGCTGATAAGGAAAGAAATTAAAAAAAGAAAATCAGCTCAGAAAAGAAATAGCACCAAAAAATAAGTCACCTATTGGTGGCTTTTTCTTTTTACAAAAAATGGCTATTATTAAAGAAATATTTACCATTTCAGCATTGACACTGAATAGTAGGTGTGGTATAATTATAGTGTAAAAAGGAGATATAAAAAAATGGATACTCAAACTATTGTAAAAGTAATCCAAGCCATAATAATTATATATGTAATAGGTAATGTAATATTATTTTTACGTAACGCAAAATACATGTCGAGCAAAAGTGCTTTAGGTAAAATGTTATACCATTGTATTTGGTGTGCAGTAACATATTTCGGATTTGCTTATTTGGAAAATCATTTTGTAAAATTTGCAAATCTGTTAAGTTACAGCAATGCTGTTAGTGTTATCGTAAAAACTATTCCTTTGTATGCTCTTACGCTTACAGTTTTCTATGCAGTTTTAGCTGTTGTAAAGATTATTAAAGGCGGCAAATACAAGAAACGTGTAAAAGCACACAACAATCAATATTCTTGCAAAGACGATTTCCCCGGCAACAATAACGTTAATAATGATGATTCTGTTGTGCAGGACCATCAGGATGTATATTAAGGAGGATTTTTTAATGAAAGTATTTGAAAGAATTGACGAAATGTTACAATATTCAAAGAACGACATAAAACTACTTGAATATCTATTGCCAAAAGCAGTAATAGATAATGAACTTGTAGTACCTCGTAAAAACAAGTTTTTCTTTGATGAATGTAAAGATCATTATTTTGTTACATTTAAGCAGAAGGAAATTATCGACAAATTTTCTGTATCTCAATCAAAAGTAAGTGAGCGTTTACGTGAACTTTGTAAATTCAGAGCATTACAAAAAATGAATCAAAGTACATACTTGGTAAATTGGGATTATCTCATGCAAGAATATATTCCGGGTTCAAAAAGTTATTAAAGATATAGGAGTGTTAATATCAGAATTAAGTTTACAAAAAAGGACAACAATGATACTGCTCTTAAACAATATCGTAAATATTTACCTCAGATGCTTACAAGAGAGCAACTGAATTTTCTAATGAGTAGTATCAAAAGTAAAAATATCTAAGCTCGGCTTATGCCGGGCTTTTGTTTTGCAAAAAGACATAAAAGCTACAATGGCAGCATGATAATCTCTGGCATTACGAACATCAATCGTAGCTGATATAATTCATCCAAATGTTAATTTTAAAAATTTGGAGATGAAATTTTTAATTCTTTTACAAAAAGAAAAAATCCCCTAAAAGCATTATTTTTAGAGGAAATAATTCGCAAAAAGTTCACAGCTTTTCTGTTGACACTTACTATTCAGTGTGTTACAATTTAGTTAGAAAAGCAAAGGAGTGAACTTCACATTATTTGTAAGCATAAAATAAATAAGAAATTCCGGACCTTGCCATTCATTTTTATCAGCCATAAAATCAACTACTTTTTGAACAATAGGTATCAAACGGATTTTTCCTGCTTTTGTTTCTTCTCTTTTGCTTTTCTTATCAAACAAAAACTAAAGACTATACCTCCTCTTTGGTTTTATATAATTTTAAAGCACCGGTTTTCCGGTGCTTTTTACTTTAATCATAATGGAGTAAATATTCGCAAAAAATTCACAGTTTTCCTATTGACACCTACTATTCAGTGCAGTATAATTAAGACAGAAAGACAGGGAGATACTTGTCACCTCTTTTATCACAGCTTCCCATTGTGTTTTTTTGTTCTTTAAGTAATCATTTCTGTCTTTCTCTTAAAATGTTATCATCACCTTTTAGGTGTTTGATATATATGGATGTTAAATTTACATATCACCCGGATTGATTAAATCCTCAATGATATATTGTTTTTCTTTAAAACCAGTTCTAAGCATTTCAACTAAATTTTTCATCCATTTGTGCAAAAGTGGAATATCTTTTTATTAATTTCATAGTTGTTTTTAAAATTTCCTGCATATATATTTGCAATAAGTGAATCAAACAAACTGCAATTATTACAATTTTTTAAAACAGCCATTGACTTTTTACCAAATTTACGGGATGGTCTATATTCCGGCTTTTCGGCTTTGAATCCCGGATGTGACCTTTTCCACTTTTGCTTTGATTATATTTCAGTTTTTCGTACATTTTTCTAAAGTTAACTTTTTTATTTGCAAAGCCCTTAAACTTGTGATATAATCAAGCCAAAAGAAAGATTGTGTGTCAATTCACTCTGTTTTCAGGACTAATATAATATTTTAAAATTTCAATTTACAAAACGGTATAGATACTCAATCTTTCTTAAAGTCAACTGAACCCAAGGACGGTCTACCTCCTTCTTGGTTTCATATAAAAGCACCGGATTAGTTCGGTGCTTATTTTTTTGTCAAAAATCAATATGTGTAATTATAAAAAGAGACAAGTGCAAACCTGCTGCACTTGTCTTTTTTGTTATAGTTCACTGTTGCATTTTTTACAGTGCATCTGTAGATTACTGTCAATCGTTCTGTCATCGTGCTTCTGTAAACGCTCTAATAGACAAATTCTTTTCATCATATTTGGTTCTATCAGATAATACATAAGGAATAATACCGGAATTCTTTGTAACATCATCATCCAAGAGAAGTTTTCAAATATCAGCTTCAAGTGTATTGCTGTTATATTACAAAAAGTTCGCAAAAAAACAAGAGCAGCAGGTTCTCCACTCTTGTTTTTGCTATAGTTTGTATTTGGCAGAACAGATTTAGTTTGCCTTGAAGTTGTATACCGGCTTTAAAATCTCAATCACTTCAACAGTAGGTTCGATAAGTTTTACAATTTCATCTTTGGATTTGTAAGCCTGTGGTGACTCATCAATTGTTTCTTGGCACACAGAGGTTGTGTAGATACCCTGCATTGAGTTTTTGTATTCATCAAGAGAAATAGTGTCTTTTGCCATACTTCTGCTCATAAGCCGTCCTGCACCGTGCGGAGCTGAACAATTCCAGTCCTCATTTCCCTTTCCTATTCCTAAAATACATCCGTCACGCATATTCATAGGGATTAATACATATTCACCTTTCTTGGCAGAAATCGCACCTTTTCGGACCATATTAGTATCGTGGTTGGTTGTGAAGTCAATGTAATTATGTACTGTTTCAAATAAATCCGGTGCATCGTGAGTTATAGCAACATTTGAAGCAACTTCCCATCCCATTGCTCTTGCAATAATAAGAAAAATACGAAGCCTATTTAATGATGCAAACTGCTGACAAATCGTCATATCGTGAAGGTAATCAAGTCTGCTTTGACCTGTTAAGTAGCAAAGTTCTTTTGGAACATTTAATTTTTTGTTTTGCCACTTCCGTCTAAGTTCACTTAAGGCTTTTTCAATTTCCTTTTGTCTGCCATCAGCTTTGTATTGCTTTATGAGATTCTGGCACTGCTGTTCAAGTTCATCCTTGCCTGACATCTCTTCGATGGCTCTGTTCTGGTAATACTCTGCAACTTGTTTACCGAGATTACGACTACCTGTATGTATAATCAAGTATTTTGTACCATCTTTTGATTCATCAACTTCCACAAAATGATTTCCGGACCCAAGTGTACCAAGACTGCATCTAATTCTATCAATATTTTTTAAATCTTTGTAACACCTGATGTTATCAATATCACTATCCAAATTACTTTCTATTGCATTATCTCTTACATTTCTTCCATAAGGAATATAATCTCTAATTACTCTATCAAGTTCTGCATAGTCTATATCTATCTTACCTAACTTTGCTGTAAGCATACCACAGCCAATATCAACGCCTACAATATTAGGGATTACCTTTTCTCCTAAATCTGCTGTAAATCCGATTACGCAACCTGTACCGGCATGTACATCCGGCATTATTCTTACCTTACAATCAGAAAATGCAGGTTGTTTTACCAACTCATATATTTGGTTTAAAGCCGTTGGTTCAATGTTTTCTGTAAATATCTTTAAATTATAATTACTCATAATATCATCATCCTTTCTCAACAAAGTATTTACATATAATATATCGCAAATATTTGATGATTTTTGATGATTTTTAAAAACTTTTACAAAAAATTCGCAAAAAAAAGGAGCAACATTCCTGCTGCTCCCAGAATATATTATATTTTCCTATATTTTTACTCTACCGGTGCAACATAAGTAGCATCAATTGTGCTCTCAATATTACCGTAGGCATCTTCCTCAACTTCTTCCAAAGTCAAGTAATCGAATACCACTTTATCATCATCGGTATATTTAGATGAACATTCCACCTTACATTCTTCAAACATTTCCTCAGCTTCAGCTTGATCATCAAATGCACCGCAATCAATTTCCATATCTTCGGTCAATTGCATTGTTAAATCATCCAACTCATCAGCAGTCCAGTCTTTGCCTTTTCTGTCGGTAGTATATGTTCTCTGATATACATGATATTGCATAAGTTTTTCTCCTTTCTAATATCTTAACGATATTATCATTTTTTCTCATAATATCGCCAATCCTATATTTTGTCAACTAAAATTAATGATACACTATATATAGTCTTCCTCTTGCAGCAGGCTAATCCTTTTCTGTGCCTTTTAGGTACTCATCAATCCAAATGACTTTCCCACTCTTCTTATATTTTCTAAAATGCCCTCTTACACTAAATATACCTTCCGGTGAACGGTGTGTATGTGAACTTACAGCGTAAAGCTTATTATCGTATTCTTTGATGAAATAATGTTTATCATCTTCATCACTTTTGGCTCTTACCGTTGTAGAAGTGCCGTCTACCAAATTACCGTACAATAGCAATGCATTAACAGCTATATAACTTGTAACAATAACTTGAATTATGTGTTCTGCATCGTCACGAGTCATTTCCTGTGCCGTTTCGTCTGAAACAAAATAATAGATACCGTAATCATTGTCACCTTCAGGAGTTGCTATGAATTTCCCTTTTGTTATCTGCTTTTTATCATATTTTATCCTGAATTTTACATAATCATTTTTCTTTTCAAAATAGGCGATTAATGGTTTGTTTACTTCTCCATCAGGATACTTTCCAAAATCCAATACCACTTTGTCAAAATAGCACCTATTATACGGTGCAACACTCTTAACCAAGAGGTCATTCTCAGTTTCCCAATCAACTAATAGTTCGTAACTTTTTGGATCTATATGTATTATATCCATAGCTTTCCCCCTAAAAATCTCAATAAGGTGCAAAATACAGCTAACGAAAATCTCAATTTGGTGCAATTTGCCCGAACAGGAATTAGCATTAGGCTGTTTTTACATAATCTACTACCTAAAAGTATATATTATCTCATCTTGATATGCAAGAGATATGCAAGAATTTTGCAAGCCTGCTGCACAGAACGATTTCATATTACTACAATACGCAATAACAGCCAAGCAAATTTTTACTATTTTACACAGTTTAGTGAATTTTTAGTGAAAATTTAGTGAAAATAATGAAATTTTTTATTGCTTTTTTGCAAGCAACGTTTAACAATTTTTATTAAACATTCTTTGTGGCTTTCTACGCCGTTTATTTCAATATTTTATATTTCAGACAATTACGATGACATTGAGCAGTTTAAAACGTTATTTCAGCCTTGTGGAGTCTTTTTTTATTTACCTGCTGTTAATTATTTTTCCACGGTTTTTTTCCTATTCTCAAATATTACAATGAGTAATAGTATGAAAGGCTTTTTCTATATAGAAAATTGTACTAAATGTATAATTTAAACACTTTTTGTCAGCTAATGTGCACTCTGAGCAACGATTTTAGACACAGCAGGTATATACACAAATATAAGTCAATTATATATCTCCACCATAAGTACACAAATGTTCGATTACTGATTTTGCAATCTTCATATTAACGTTTTGCCAAGTGCTAAAAGTATACAATCAACTACGAGTCAACTAAATAATCGTTAATAAAGGTCTTGATTTAGCCCTTTTTAGCTGTGAAATCATTGTTTAGTCAATTACCGGTCAACTATTTCTTGCCTTTCTTCTTGCATTTCATCACAACGCTTAATTTTATTTTTTAAAGTTTTCTAAATTTGTTTAATACTTTTAGAAATCGTTTGATACTTTTGAAATTTTGCTGTTTTTTCTTTTAAACTTTTAAAATCATTTTGATACTTTTAAAAATCGTTTAAAAATTTGTGGAATTTTTTTAGAAACATTTTGATAATTTTACAAATTCAATAGAAACGCACTACTGTATTAATGTTATATCCAATTATCTTTTGCTTGTTATGTTTGCCTACAGGTTTGTGGCTTTTGCTATGTGAACTATTACTGCTAAAATGGTGTTGTTGTATCCCTGCTGCTATTTCTGTTCAGGCTTTTAATTGTGGTTTTATGATAATCGTATACTGTATTTTACTTTTATCGTCAATATAATCGTTGAGGAATAAGGAATAATAAATAACATTTAACCCCATCGAAATCGATTGGTTTAAAATCAAACAATATATAACAGCATTATATTAATACTAACTTAGTCTATTGATAAAAAGCATAGTATGAATTTTAACCCGGTCGAAATCGACCAGTTTAAAATTAAACAAGATACATAGAGTAACATATTTGCAGTAGTCATCAACTATACTCCTACAGAAGTATATTCATTTAGTTATGAAGAAAGCAATGAAGAAAATAATTAAGAAATAGTAAAAGACTATCCTTCCGTTTATTCAGAAAGATAGTCTTTTTCACTATTGAAGTATTTGAATCAATGATATAAGCAAGAGAACTGCAAGAAAGATAATTTCAATAATACACGCTATACTATATGTTTTTACCTTTTGCGGTTTATAAAGAAATTCCGGACTGTTGTTAGCCAATGCTACTTGAATAAACAATATTGCTGATAATATATTTCCGGTCATACCGGATATTATAGCCATTATATACGAATTACTGTAATATTTATTATGTGTGCTATGCATTATAAGTTCAGCATCCTATTATGCTTAGATGTAATTCGCTCTATTGTTCCAAAGATTCTTCCTTGTTCTTCGTTCACATAGCCTATCTTAACAAGCACCTTATCTCTTTCCTCCGGTAATTCAGGTGAATTGATGATTTTACAAAGAATATCTACACCGTTTACAAAATCACCTGTCTGCACAAAATATGCACCGTTGCTTATTGCTACTACTGTTCCTGTGCATGTTGATCCTGCCGGATATTTTTTTGAATTTGCAACATTTGGATTTGGCAATGCTTCTTTCATACTTACTTGCATTTCAATTTTCTTGTTCTCTTTGTCTATATTCAATTCTTTTACTTTTACAGGTACTACATCCCCTGCATATACAATTGCTCTTGCATCAGGCACAAATCTCCAACCTACATCATTTACAAGCATTTTAACTTGATGACCGAGTACGTCAAGCAATACCCATTTTTCACGAACTGTGATAACTCTGCTTTCAATGTTTTTGTTATCTCTTACTGCTCGTTCAATTTTGCTTAAACCACCTTTGTCCTCTTTGAAATAATTTCTTTCTTCCAAATAGTCCATTGCCATCTTTCGGCTTGCAAGAACTCTCTTGCTTGCTGTATCTATTGCTATTACAACTACATCAATTGTTGCATCAACCATTTCGTTTATGTAACTTTGATATATTCCTTGCAATTGATATGGTTCTTTTCCCTTGATTACTTCTTCGTCAAAATTCATCAAGGCAGCAGGTACAATTATTTTCCATTCACCATACTGATGACATGCACAATACCTCAATCCCATATCAGTGGTATTCTCATTTGGCCACAAACCATCTACCTTAATCGACAAGTAATGCTTTACTGCTTTATTTGCAGATGCCAAGCTTTGATTTAATGTCTGAAACATTTCTACCCTTTTCTTTTCCTGCTCTTGCTTATGCAATTTGCTTTCAGGGATTTCAATTGTAGTTCTTCTATTTGCCATAATGTTTTCCTTTCTTAATTTTATTCTTCATTATCTTCTTCAAGTTCTTCGTTTACATTTGACGAGTCTGCCGGCATAGCAAAATTTAACAGCATATCATTCATGCTCATTCCAACACTCGAATCAGATTTTTGTTCTGTTGTTTTCTTTATTGTTTCTTTTGTTTTATTGTCAGCTTGAGCAGTTGACTCTTGTTGACGTTCTAATGCTTTTTCTATTCGTTTTTCCCTTTCGGCAGCTTGTTCTTCTGCTATCCTCTTTTCCTCTTTTTCTCTTTCTTTCTCAAAATTGATTTTCCTCTGCCTCCATCGTGGAATATAGTCCTCAATTCGGATTTTCTTTAATTCCTTTGACATTGGATGCTTCGTATAATCATATTTCCTACAAAGCAGAGGATTCATTCCTCTTATTAGCAGCAGGCTATCGGTGTTTTTCATTCTCAGCACTTCATCAGTTGTCATTACCATTCTCTGACCGTCTGATGTTACTTCCCTACTTGTTGCATCTCTATCAAGCGCAATTTTGTCTCTTTCGTACATATTGTTTTCCGTCTTAACATTTGTCGTCATAATACCTGTTCTTTTGGATATGTATTCCGCTGTTGTTAAATCGTTTGTACCAAGGAAAATTGTTATATCACAGCAAGCAGCAATTTCTTCCCATACACCATTTGGGTATCTATTTTGTAATTGTGGTAATGTTTGAATAATCAATGTTAAATAGACATGTCTACTTCTTACCGTAGATATTTTCTTTTTAAAGTCTGGAATAATACCTATATTACTAAATTCATCAAAAAGCATATTGATTGGTAACGTTGTCGGGTCGCCATTTTCATCTTTATGCTTATCTATATACTCAATTAATTTAATAAAGCTCATTACCCAGAACAACATTGCAAGGAAATCATATGTTGAGTGTTGGTCAGAAGTAATTACAAAGTATGCACACTTTTCTCTTGCAGGTAATGTTAAATCTATTTCGTCTGAATCCGTTATGTTTCTAACATTATCTTGCTGGAATACATCTATCATAATTCCAAGACCGTTTATGATTTGTCCTTTTACTTGTTCTGAACATTGATTAAATGCTTTAAATGCCCTTAACGCAGATACCCTGTCAGGTGAGTTTGCAAATGCAGTTTCAAAATCAGGCAAATTAGTACCTGTTATAAAATCATACAATGTGCCAAAACTATCTGTATTATGTAATAACAAACAAGCCTTTAAGAAGTTCATAGCATTATCATTCCAATACGAATCTTTGCTATTGCTGTCTCCTCCGGCATTTGCTATAACAGTTTCTGCAAATATTTTTGCGTTTCCATCATCATTATCATCAAGAGAAGCAAGCATATTCCAACTATCACTATTCTTAAAGTCTTTTAGGTTGAACGCCCTAACAGTATAGCCGTGTGATTCAAGCATTGATTTATTCTTTTCATAACCTTCACCCTTCGGGTCGGTCATAAAAATTGATTCTCCACGCCGTACAGCCTGCAGTATCGAAGTTTGAATAACACTTCTGGTCTTCATTGTACCCGGTGCACCGATTACAAGAATGTTTCTATTTCTTGTATTGTTATTAATATCATCCCAAGTCCAATTATTCTTTTTGATTTTGTAGTTCATATCCTCAGCCGTTGGTAATGTGATTACTTCATTGCTCTCTTTATCCTGACCAAGAATTATTCCCTTACAATCTTCAATCTTTCCAATCTGTGCTACATCTTCAAATTCTTCTGTTGTGCCAAGTGCAGCCGTACCGTATGTATCATTATCGCTTTTTATGACATTTCTTTCTTTTTCTTTAGTGCCGACCTCTACTCTCATTCGTGGAGCAATAAATCGAATTATTACCCAAGAAATTACTGCCATAAAAACAATCAATGTTATTAACCCTGTTGGAAAATTAGTACACCATTGGACTAAGCTTCTTAATCCAAACGACACTTCATAATTTTCTGCTTTATCCGGTGCTCTCATAAGCAAATGACTTTTGTATAATGCTTGACTTAAAACACCCGACAAATACCACCCTATGAAATACATCATTCCGGCTAACAATTTATGCCTTATTACGAAACCGCCTAATTTGGTTTTTCCAAATTTTTCTGACATTTTATCCAAATGGTTTTCTTTATTCTGTTTTTCCTTTTTCGTTGCCGTCACCCTTTCGTTTTATCTCATATTTTGTTTCCTCTTTTCTTCCAAATATCTTTCAAGCTCTTTTTCTCCAATCTTTGCTATCTTTATGTTGTCTTTTCCAAAACAACGTTCTATAAAATCAATCTGTTTTTCAGTTGTAAAAACAAGTACCTCGCGCTTTTCATTTTTATCTTCAATGATATTCTCTATCATTGCCATTTTGTGAAGTTCCTGTACTATCAGATTTACAACTATGTATCTATCAGTTTCTACTGTTGATAACTGATATTTTTTTGCCTTTTCTTTTTCTCCTAATTCTTTCCTCTTTATCTCCACATACTGCTTAACTGCATCCTCAGACATCCTCATTGTTGTCTGTGGTGTATTATAAAAAGGTTTTATTAGACTTTTTTGATTTATACTTCGTTCAATTACAAAAGCCTGTCCTCTCATTATCGTTTCATCTCTGTAGAAGAGTCCATTTTCATAATTCCTTGCATAACTCTTGCCATTCTTCTTGCACCATTTATTAAACGGTACAGTCTCAAACATATTTTTTATTGCTTCTTCATTTTCTACAAAAATTATTCGGTCAAAGCCTTCCAAATAATTCTCTCTGTCTTTTTTCGTCTCAGTACCTTTTAGTACCTCGATTTTTCTTAATGAGTTTTTTTCTCTTGTTTCATACACAGCAATATTTCTATCACTTAAACTGTAAAGTAAATAGTTAGTCTCCGGTGTTAGTAAATATCCTGTGCAATACAATCCTCTCAATGGTGCTTTTTCATCTTCTTTTAAACAAGTTCCTAAATATTCACTGTTGATATATTGAACGTTTGGTTGTAGAGTACCTTGGAGCATCGTTTCTGTTATGTTTCTGTTTCGACAGCAGGATTGTGCCTTTCGGGCACTTGTGGAACTTTTGGTTTTTTCAAGATTAAAAAGATACTTTGCCAATCGAGTACCTCGGTTAGTTAGTTTCCAACTGTCTTTTTGATTGTTGGCTTTTTCACAATCTATTGCAAATGCCGTTACATAATTGTTTTTTTGTAACTCATTCATTGCTTTTTTTACTTTCCACAATTTGTTTTCCTGCAAATCCTCCTGTAATAATTCAAAATCTTTAGCTATACAATATTTTTCAGAAAGTAGTTTTATTATTGCTTTGCTTGTGTCTGCATACTTTACTTCTTTTTCAAATGTTGTGTATATGCCTTTATTGATTTCTTGTTGTGTTGGCGTTTTTGCCTTTTCTTGTGTTGCTGTCAACTCTTACACTCCTCACTTACTTTTTTTAGTCCATTTTTGTTAAGAAATCTCCTGACCGGACAAAATGGATAAAGAAATTTGCCAAAAACTATTGATTTCACTCACTAAATCGCAAAAAAGTAATGGGTGAAACCGGAATGGTTCGGTTTTAACCAACCTATTTTCCTTATTTTTGAACTTTTTGAGGAATAAGCTCAAATGTATTTGGATACACTTTAAGTTCGGTATACGAGCTTTTAGCCGGCTTATTTTGAATGATAATTTTTATATGATTATCATTACCACAAGAAAGATAGCGAGCCACAATATCAATAATTTGTTTGTACTCCATATTGTCAGGATCAGGTGATAACTGCCCCGGTTCATACTTGAAATAATTGGTAAACACATAAGTACCGTTTGAATAAAGTTTGATTCTTTCTTCGTATGTACTGTTCACACAATAACGCTGCATTGCAATATCAAGAGCACCTACAATTGCATTCACTTTATAAAAAAGATTATCAAGACCAAGCTTGTTAGCTTTCTTTAAAGCTTCAATTATGTAGTCGTTACTTTGCTCTGATGACTTGAATTGAGGTGATATTCTTCTGATATCTTTTACTTTCTTAAATGGCAGAATAATTGGCATTTTTATTGAAAGTACCTTGTCATTTTCTTCGATTGAGATATCGTTAGCATCAACAATCTTGGAATCAAGTTCAATCATTTGTGGTTTTGTTTCAACATTTTGTGCCATTAATTTACGCAATTCTATTGTTGCTAATTCACTTTCAACAAGAGTTTTTGTCAAGTAATTTCTTAGTCCGTCATTATCTTCTCTAACAACTAAATCTCGACAATCCTTAAGCGAATTTGATATGTCAACATAGTTTTCATTAATAGCAAAAATCTTTTTACACATTACATATTTGTTCATACCTTATTGCTTTTTCACTTCCTTTCATCTGTAAATTTATTGTTTTGAAAAGTAATAATCACATTAAAATTGTTTGATAATTCAATTGATTTTTTATCGACCTTATCATTAATTATTAATGCAACATTAAGTGGTGAAAGCTTTGTCATATTAGTTGTATAAAGTGATTCAATCAAATTACAATCATTAGCAAAGTTCTCTGAAATGTAAAAAACATACAATGCAGTTCCTGTTCGGGAATTATATAAAACAGCTTTACAAGGATATTTAACTTCGTATGAAATACAATTAAATTGATTTAAAAGATTAATATAAAGGGCATTAATTTTGCCTTTTAAGCAATTAAAATCAGTGTATTCCATTAAGCTTCTATTACAGTTAAGCATTAAATAATTGTCTTTTTTACAGACAGATGTATCGGATACTAAACGCTTTACAATAGTATCTGTATAATCAGATTTAATACTTAAAGCCCTTAAAAATGCTTTAGCTTCGTTAACTGTAATTACCTTTGCTTCGGACAAAAAAGCATATAATTTTTTCACATATTCTTGAAAATTTTGACGATACAAAGTTTCTTTCTCCTTTCAATTATTTGAGTCAAAAAATAAAAAAAATAAGAACTATTGATGTGTTCAATAGTTCCTTGGATAATAAAATTCTTGTTAAACGAATAGAAAAAAGCAATAAAAATTAACAAAAAATAACAAATTAAAGAAGAAAAAAATTAAACACAAAATAAAACTTATTGAAAGATATTGACTCATAAAATACCTTTCATTATATTTATCGCGCAAGAAATTTTTATTTTTGCGAATATGCATAAAAATATAATTTTTTTTAAAAAAGCATAAAAAAAGAGAGCCGCAAAAGCGACTCTCCGAAAACATGAAATTTACTGATTAATCGTCAATATCATTCTTTTTCTTCTTTGAAACAATGTATCCTAACATAGAAATTGAACCCATAATTGAAGTTCCTACACCTGCACAAGCAAGACCGAAGAAGTTATTATCAAGACCAGCTTTTGGTGCACTCGGTGCATTATATTCATTATAGAAATGAACTGTTGCTGTTTCGTTTGCTTTAATTGTAACAGTCTTCGGTTCTTCAATTTTATAGTTATCGGTAGCATCATTTTCAACCTCAGTAATTGTATAAGTACCTACTCTAAGGTCAGAAATATTGATTTCACCTTTACTGTTTGTAACCTCTGTGATATCAATTTTTTCACCAGTTGTACTTGTACCTTTGATATTGAAAGTAAAGCCCTCTACAACGCCGTTAGACGAAGATTTAACTACTTTTAAAGTACCTTTAAGAGCTGTATCAACAAAGCTTTCACCGGAATTAGTAACGTTATATGTTTTGCCATCTTCTTCAATGAATACCGGATAATAATTTTCATCAATTGCAAATCCGTTAGGAGAAGCAGTTTCTTTCACAAGATAATGACCGTATCTGATGCCGTCAAGGAAATAAAATCCTGTCTGAACTTCGTTCAAAGTATTATAAACAGTATCAATATTTTCATCATAAACGCCGTTACCGTCAACGTCATTATATACTGTAAATGTTGCACCTGATAATGAATTTTCAGGATAATCTGCATCAAATTTATATACCGAAATAGCGCCTGTGATAAATTCATCAGTAACATCAAATGCTACTTGATTTGCTTCATCACTGATAGTAAATGCAATCTTTTCATTACTTACTTTATATGGTACAGGTACATATAATTCAACGATAATGTAACTACCCTTTGGAATTAAGTCAAATGTGAATACACCGTTTTCATCTGTTTCTGCTGTCATAAGAGCAGTTTCTTTTGTGAATTCAGTTGCATCAGAGCTGAATAAACCGTACAAAGCACCTTTTACAAGTGTGCCGTCAGTGTCCTTTTTAATACCTGTTACCTTACCTCTTGCAATAGTATTTACAATAACAGTACCATTATTAATGGAGATTGTAGTTACTTCTGCATCGTTTTCTTCGGTATCAAATGCAAATTCATACTCTGACTCATCTAATGTATAAAGAGAATCCGTAGAGATTTCTTTTACATAATATTTGTAGCCGTAAGGAAGGTCAGCATTGAACGATACAAGACCGTTTTCATCAGGTTTTGCTCTTTCAATAAGTGTGTTTGCCTTAATTTCAGAACCGTCAACTGCTGTCATATCTTCTCTTGCAAATAAACCAAAGACAACGTTTTTAAGTGCATTTACATCGTCAATTTTAAAGATATTATCTTTTTCCATTGACTTAATAAGATTTACTTTTACTGTTTGTCTTTTGTTATATGCATCAAGATTTGTTACAACAAGTTCCTTATCACTGTTCTCAAATGTAAGTTCAACCTTAAAGCTATTATCATCAGTATAGTTGTTTTTATCAAGGAAATATCCCTTTGGTGCTTTGGTTTCTTTTACCTCATACTTACCAAGGAAGAGTTCCTTACTCTTTGCTACACCGTTTTCATCAGTAGTGATTGTATCAACTACATCGCCCTTATGTGCTCTTACTACACCATCAGGAGTAGTAATATCTTCAGCAGCAATCACATCAAATGTAGCACCCGGAAGATTACAATTCTTATAAACAGGAGTTGTTGTACCGTCTTCATTTTCTGATGTAGAATAGAAGAATTCACCTTGTTTTGTGATAACAATTTGACCACGTACAACCTTGTTTTCAACTTGCTTTTTGATAACTTGCTTGTCCTCAGTAACCGAAATGCCGATTGGCTTTTTGGAAAAAGCATAACCGTCTGGAGCAGAAAGCTCTACAAGTTGATAATTACCAACCGGAATATTGTCAATTTCAAATACACCGTTTTTATCGGTAGTTACTGTTACGATTGCATTTTCTTTTGTAAATTTAGTTTCATCTTTTGAGAATAAACCAAATGTTACATTGGCAAGTTTATTACCTAAATCGTCTACTTTAAGACCGGAAATCTTACCGTATTTAAGTTCATTTGAAATAGGCTTATTGCCATTAAGGGTAATTGTTTGTTTTGCAATATCTTGACCTTTATAGTCAAAGCTGAACGTAAATTTCTTATCATTAAGCTTGTAATGATTATCTGTTGCAATTTCCTTTACATAATAATCAAAGTTTAATGGAAGGTCGGCATCAAATTTAAACGTACCGTTTGCAGATACATTTACCTTTTGAATCAAGCCGTCTTTAGGGATTTTAGTACCGTCAGCCGCGATAATATCTTCATTTGCATAGAGACCGAATACTACTGATTCAACCTCATTATTATTCCCGATACCGTAGATATCATTGACTTCAAGTTCCTTAGTTCCTTTGACTTCAACCTTTTGTCTTTCATTTACAAAAGTATCATTTACATCATAAACTTTAACATTTTGACCTTGATATGCAAGTTCAATTTTCTTTGAATCGGTGTTAAGTGCAAAGCCATTCGGAGCAGTAATTTCCTTGATTTCATACTTGCCAAGATAAAGCTTATGCCACTTACCAAACCATTGTGTTGTACTTAATTTAGAGTCTGCAATACCAGTTGCACCTGTTGTAAGAGTACATACTGCATCACCTTTCTTGTACCTTACAGTACCATCAGGAGTAACAATATCCTCTGATGCATAAACAGTATATACAGCACCTGCAAGACCTTGTTCTTCATAAACTGCTGAATAGAATTCACCATTCTTTGTTACAGTTTTGAAAACTTCTCCTCGTTTTTCAACTTGGAGATTTGCTGTTTGAACATTATTCTTAATGCTTACTTCAATTGTAGCACGTTGAGCATCTGTTTTATCAACTTTGTTTTCGTTATTTACTGTATCAATTTTGAACGCTGTTTTTTCAACAGATTTCTTATCATACTCGTAAACCGTATTACCGTTACTGTCAATCCTTGATACGATTTTATCAGCATTTGGATTGAAATAGCCGTATGGTGCTTCTACTTCTACAATATAATACTTACCGTATGGAAGCTTTTCAGGAGTAATAAGATATCCTTCATCATTTAGAGTAAATGTATCAATTACCATTTTCTTAGGATATGTATAAGTCATTTTGACTACATTCAAATCCTTATCAAGAATCTGGAATTTAGCACCTTGGAGTTCATTGTATGGAATAGCTTTGCCTGTATCGGCATCAACTTTTACAAGTTTTAAATATGCACTATCTAAAAGATTTTTAATTGCATATCTGTAAACTGCTACAACATTTGAATCACCGTTATCAGGGTATGCACTTGAATCTGTTTGAATTTTACAAATTTGGTCATCTGCTAAAAGAGTACCTTCAAGACCACATTTAGTCTGATGAATTACATATTCACCATAAGGCAATGCCTTACTTTCAGCATAGCCATCTTTACCGGTAACAATTAAATCTCTCTCGTTGTTTTTAGCATTCTCGTATGAGCCTGCCGATTTGAGATAGATTTGAAATTCTGCATTAGGCTCTGGTGTAACATATTTATCAGAACCGTCATCGGTAAATTTCATAATCTCAATTCTACCCTTTTTAACCGTTTCTGTATTAGTTTTTGAAGTATCATTAAGCCTTACTGTGTACTTTGACGGATCTTCTGATACCTTTAAGTTTTCCTTATTAATGTAATAACCGTTAGATGAGCCTGCTTCTTTAAGGTAATAGTCATTACCACAAATATGATAGTTTGTTGTAAACTTACCTTTTGCATCGGTTACATAAGTTCCTACAAGTTCATTGCCTTTATAAAGTTCATATGTTGCTCCTGCAAGTGAAGCATCACCCTGAGCCTTTGAACTATTTGTATCATTATCAAGCTTTGAAAATTCAAATCTGAAATACTTTAAATAGTTAATAAAGGTTAATGTATTTGAATTATAGTCTGCATAGTAATCAACACTGTTTCTACAGTTTGTGCCTGTTACATCATAGTTTGTATTACCATCCCACGCTACGTAAAAGACTTGATTATCAGGCTGAACATACTTGTTATCAACCTCAATTTCTTTTACCGTATAATAGCCGATAGGAACATCACAGAAATATGCATATCCCTGTTCATCCGTAGTTGTAGTAAATGTTAAATCTTTACCCAATGCATTTTGGCTTGCTTCACTTGTAATTGTGAACTTAGCACCTTTTGTGGCTGGATATGAGCCTGTATTATCGTTAGGAACATACTTGTATGTATATCCGTTTGAACTCGTTGTATCAGGCTTCTCAGAGACTTTATAGAGTCTCAAATCGCCACGCATATACTTATTTACGATTGTATTGTTACCTGAGAAATTAATCTCATTAACCCAATCACAAAGGTTTGTACCACCTACAAGGTCATTAAGCCAACCATTATGGTTTACATTGTTTGTATATGGATAAGTCGTTTGACCATCCCAAGATACATAAATCTGTGCACCTTTATGAGTTGTTGTTTGACCTGTACCCGAATCATATGTTGTATATGTTGCTTGCCAATCTATAACATTACTGTTATATGTATTGGTTTCTTTAATTTGATAATATCCTGTTGGGATATTACAGAAGTAAAGGTCGCCGGCAGTGTTTGTTGTTCCTGAGATTACATAATTACCGTCCAAATCGTAAAGAGTAAACTCTGCCTGATACGGTGTACTTGTATCCTCAATTGTCTTATGGATATAAATATCACCACGTTGCAAAGTGTTGACCCATTTACCACTTGAATGGTTAAATGCATTGACTGTTTGGTTAGCAACAACTGTTACTTGAACACTGTTTGTGTTTCCATACGGTACATAACCGGCAGGAGTTACTTCTGTTACGGTATATGTACCGGGTACTAATTCCATAAAAACAGCAGAGCCGCTTTCATCAGTCCAGTCAGAACTTATATATGTTCCATTTGAATCATATAAATCAAATCGAATGCCATTCATAGGTTCACCGGTTTCAGCAATTTTATTTATTGCAATATTTCCCGAATTAAGTTCTCCTGCCTTTACGCTAACACTTGCATTAAGTGTACTTGGACTACCAATAGCAATAACCTGCTGATCACCGAAATGACCAACCTGACTATCTTTGATAGAATAATGCTTATCACTTGAAGTCATTTTAAGCGTTTTTTTCCCATCAAAATACGTGCTTGAAGTTACTGTAAGTTTATTTCCCGAAACAGAAGTTTTAAGTCCCGCTTTATCAGTAAACTTAAATTTACTCAAAACTTTGTTACTGTCTGTCGCTGAACCTTTATATGAAGTAACATTACCGCTACTGTTATACTGAGGTTCCAGTTTAATTGTACCAAACTTAGGAGCTTTCTTTGCGTAATCAGAATAATTTGAATTAAGTGATTTATATACAGAATTTGTCTGTGATTTGAAATAATCCGACAGTTCTTTTTCTGATTTAGTAGTAACAACATTCCAAATTGCTCTCTGAATACCAAAATATTCTTTATCAGAACCGTTTATATAGCCTTTAGCTTCTGCACAAGAAAGAATGTTTTGAATTTTATTCTTTTTTGTAGTGCCAAGACCGTTCCAATATTTAAGTGCAGCAGAATCAGTCTTAAACTTACCGGTTGATTCTTGACCGTAGTTAATACAAAAGGCATCTTTACCGTTGACCTTTAATCTGTGATGTGAATGTCCGTCAGATGAAGTCCATACATCTTTGATTGATGAATCAGCAAGAGCAGTAAGACTTGTTGCAAAACAACTAAACGCCATTAAAACGGCAAGTAAAACAGAAAGTACACGTTTACCAAGACCTTTAACTTTATATGAATTAAATCTTTTCATATATTTGTTTTTTCTCCTTTCTTAAGAGTATTTTAATAATATTATTAAAACCATTGTTCAAAACAGATAATTAAAACCACAATGAGAATTTTAATTATTTCATTTAATCATTATTTATATTCAGCCAACCCAAAAAGGTTAGCTACATAAATCCTGACCAATTTAATGCTTTGTAATTTTTATTAGTCATTACAATTCACCACCTTTAAAATTTTAATAAAACTATAAATTTATTGTAATATCGAAAAAATGTTGCCAAAGTGTCACTGACCTCGACTCCTCACACAGTTTCTTTGGCACTCAAAATATAGTCACTTCCATATTTTGAATGTGAGCATAGGCTTTCATCTATTCTCCAAGTGAAAAAATAGAACGGCATCTTTTTTTATTGTTAAAAAGGTATAAAAAAAGAACTATCAACTTTTACATTGATAGTTCTAAAAAAAACAAAAATTATTTATAAATAGTATTTACACATTTTGGATAAAGAAGTTTAAATTGTTCATTCATGCTAATATATTCATCATGCGTACCAAGAGGTTGCTTTGATTCATATATTTTTTTACTTTCCGAATCAAGTTTGTAGGATTCGGTAGCACGAGTTTCTGGGTAAAATCCGCCTATTCCGTTTCCAGATTCACAATCATAATTAAACCATTTGCCTTGGATACAAATAAAATTCCAATAATGGCCGCCAGAAAGTTTCTTTCTCATTCCACCAATTGTGTAACTTTCAATACCTGCTTTGTTTGCAAAATAATTGAAAGCATTTGCAAATGAATTACAACCATTGTGATGATATTTAGCAATTTGATATTTGCCTACTGCATCTTCATGCTCTGTATCTGCATCATAATACCAGTTGTTGCCTATCCAATTTTGAATAGCTGCAAGTTTTTGAATATCATTCATCTGTGCAGTAATACCCATTTCACCATAAGCCTTATCCATAAGTCTGAGATAATCTTTTCTTTCAGGAGTAAGGATTGAAACGGTCTTAGACCAGCCGGAATACTTTCCACCGGACTTTTCTGCTCTAATTCTTACATACCAAATGTTATCAGCAGCAGGATCTTTATCACTGACTTTGAAATTTACAGAGGTACTGTTCTTACTTACGTCCTTATGCATATTGTCAAATACATAACCCTCATCATCATAAACATCAGAGAATTTTTTATTTGTACTATACTGAATCTCATAGCCATAAGCTTTAGAAACTTTGTTCCAAGTAAGCTTAAAGCCATATCCCTTATCAAGATAAGAAATAGATTTAATAGTAGGAGTAGTTGAAGAACTACTCCTCGATGAACTCTTAGCCTTTTTTGTAGTCACTTTATAAGTCTTGGTCCACTTTGAGTAATAATTCTTTTTCTTAACAGTCTTATATGCTCTTACTCTTACATAATACTTTTTCTTAGCTTTGAGCTTCTTTACAGTCTTAGAAGTTGTCTTTGCCTTGTTTACTTTCAAAACCTTAGTACCTTTTTTAGCAAACTTTTTGCTTGTCGAATACTGGATTTGATAGCCTGTGCAAGACTTCTTTTTCCATTTAACTGTAAAGCCGTTATTTATTGCCTTTACACTCGTAACACTTGTTGAGCTTGGCTTTCTATTTGCTGCATAACTTGGAGCACCCAAAGTCAAGCCGGTAAAAGCTATTGTAACAGCCATAATGGTTGATATTACTTTCTTAAATCTATTGTCAGTCATAGTTGACTTCCTCCCTTGTTCATCTTAATTATAACGCAGATATATAGGGGTGTCAACGCCATTTTTCAATATATTGTATATTTTATTTTAACTATACCATATATAGAAAACGTGACCTTTTTTTACAAATAAATATCGAAATAAAGAACTATCATATTAACTTTTCAAGGTACATAAAAGAGTGTTTTAACCCTTTCATATACTTTATCGCGCAAAAAAATTTTTTTTAGAAAAGTATTTGATAGTTTTATTTTTTTGATATTAAACAATTGTTTTTTTGCCTGAACAAGAGACATTTTCAGGACTTTAACTAAGATTATTGCATTGTGCATTGTATTTCAGAAACAACAAATGTATAATACAGATAGAAAATATAAGGGAAAGGGAGCGATATTATGCTTACTAAAGATGAAATTGAAAAAATAATAAAAGAACTTCTTGTTCGATACAATGCAGAATATGCGTTTCTTTTCGGTTCGTATGCAAGAGGAAACCAGACAGAAAATTCCGATATTGATGTGCTTGTTTTTGGTGGAGAAAATTTTAAAAAGTCAAATATATTTGCGTTTGCCGAAGAACTTAGGCAAATAACAGGTAAAAGTGTTGACGCTTTTGAAATTTGTGAGGTTGATAAATCAACTCCTTTTTATGAAAATGTTATGAGGGAGGGCGTTAAAATATCATGAACTATTACACACCTAAAGGAATGTGGTTTTACGGAGGATATTTTATAAAAAAAGCAGGTCATTTGACCTGCTTTTCTCAGTTGTTTTACTTATTTAGCAATTTCTGAATTACTTCAACGCTTAAATCAACAATGTCAGAAATTTGAAACATATGATTCACTCCTTCTATTTTTTACTTTTTTCAAAACAATCATAATACATATTTATTTTTTCAAGTCAAGCATTAGGGATAAATAATCTTGTATATAAATTGACATTATTTTACATTTTTTATATAATAAAAACAGAAGAAAGTGAGGAATTATTATGCCAGAAACAAATACAGTGGAAGAAAAGGAATATCCTAAAAATTATCTATTCAGTTATGCTTTTTGTGGTACAGATGTAATATTTATGCAGAAATTGAAAAATTTATCAGAAATCGCAGAACCAGAAATTTGGGATTTTAAAGATTCACCTGAATATAAAGAATTCTCCGTATTAAGGAAGTATATTTTGGGAACATTTCAAAGATGCTATGATCAAAATTTAATACTTGAAAGTGAAAATAAACATTACTCTTGTTTTAACACCGGTCTATTAACACCTAACGGAAATGATATTATTGGATTATTTGAAAAAAACTACCGTTCAGATGGTCAGAAATGGTTTTTGTCAGGTTTTTTTGACAAATGTGAGCGTGAAATAATGAATAACTTTGCCGAGTTACCAAATCTTCCTACATATACTGAAAATTATGAAGATTATTATTTCAACCCCAATTATAATATTGTTATAAATGCTGATCACATTTTGGATGATAACTGGTCTCGTATAGAAAGAGAATTAGGCTTAGATAAATCAATGGTAAGAGCATTGTTAAAAGGTGTAATAGAAGAAACAAAATTAAGACTAAAAAGAAATTCGAGATTAGCAGTTCCTCAATTTTATTTTAATAAAATAATGTATCTAATACCAATTAAATTTCCAATCAGTGACGCCAAAGAAGTAACAATGGCATTAGCTGTTGAAAAAACAGCCACTAAGCAATACAGAGCAAACACTATTTTCACTAAAGATATGGCGTATGAAAAAGCAAGGTTATTAATGAAACCTGAGTCAAATTGGTTAGTAGAATGAGAAAAGCAGGTCAAAAGACCTGCTTTTCTCATGTATCATAAAAAATAGTTTAAAGGCTTTTTGATTTTTAAATCTCCGTGACCCAACGGTTGTTACATTTAATAAGTTACAAATACATATTATAAGCGATCAATATATTTGTATATATATCTTTCTGCTTACATAAATAATTATAGCGCAAATATTGTATTTGTCAACGCCTTTTTTCAAGATTCTGTTAAGGCAAATTACAAATACTTTCCTGTTACTATTTGTTCTTTAGATGTACCGTCACTGTTTAGAACACCAGTTTCTATCAATGCTTTTTTTGCATCAAGTTTAGCTTTTACCGGATTAAGTATTGCTTGTTTTTCTAATTCTTCTACATATTTTTTCATTTTCATAATTATTTTCTCCTAAAAATAAAAGAAGGAGTTTCATCAGAAACCCCTATAGTTATGTGCCTTACAAGCTACATAACACGTTTACTTTAATTACCAAAATAAATCAAGAACTGCTATTGACACTCCTCATTTAGACTGGTAATATATAAATAGAGGGATTTGCACAACCTAACTACAAATTTGAGAACATCTTTGACAACTTGAGATTAATTCTCAAATAATGTAGAAAGGAGTGTTTCCAAACAATGGAAGATAACAAAGTGTTAAATTTCATATATTGCTATTTAACAACGTCATATCTCATCCTTAAAATTTATGACGAAATCTTAGCAATTATTGAAAAAGAAAATGCAATTGATGCAAGTTCCGAGAAAAATGAAAAAGAAAACAAATAATTTTCTTTGGACGGTTTTACCGTCCTTCTTTTTTGTACAAATCCTCTATCTGTAAACATAGTAACGCATATAGCAAATAATGTCAACGCCTAATTTATTAGATTTTTTCTATTTACAAATCAATAATTATGCGATACTATAAGTACATAGGTGCTACAAAAGTGGAAAGCCTAAGCCAAAAAGTTAGGACCGGAAAAAGTGGAAAGTCCTTGCCGGATAGTAGGAACTTAAAAAAGTGGAAAATCCTTGCCATATAGTAGGAACTGAAAAAGAAAGTGTGGTTATATGTCAAAAGAAAATATTGAAGCTTGTTTTGCAATATCAAATAACCATAGTTTCATTGTAGCACCTGAAAGATATGATTAATTTCTTAAAGAGTCTGAAAAGAACAAAGGTAAAGGAAGAAAGCTTTTGGAAGAAAGACTAAAAAAATGATAAAGGAAATATTAGTTGGGAAATATAGAAAAGAGCCTTGATTTAACAAGGCTCTTTTTTACTGCAAATCTCTTATAACTTAAACTCTTTATCCAACCATTTTTTGCCGCAATCATGGCAAAGATAACAGTAAACAGTAATATTATTTTTGATACTGCTAATCGGATGACTTAATTCGGAAATATATGCCGAACAACAATAAGGGCAAGTAACAGCATAACGATTTTTCAAAGCTTTCTTGTAAAAGGTTTTCATAATTGTTTTTTAACCTCACTTTCCTATATAATCTGATATGATTTATTTGTATTTTTACAGTTATGCTATATAATTACATTAATATTAAGATTATCTTTTTAGCAGTAAAAGTTTTATATATTTTCATATTACTTTTCTTTTTGTTATAAACTCCATCAATACATTTTCATCAGAAGGTATAGATTTTGTAGCCAAATATAAATCTTGAATAGAAACAGTCTGTGCAGCAGGTGGTATGTGCGAAGAATTTTTCAAAACATTTAGTAATATTCCCAATGTTTTAGGCTTGTACAGCCCAAATTCAAGCATTATATCAATAATGGTATATCGAAGTTCACGTGGAATGCAAAAGCTCTTAGAGAGCATTGTGTTGAGCATTTCTGAGTCAACTATCATATTGATAGCATCTGCTTTTGTGTAGTTATCGTTAAGGTAAGCATATAAACTTTTATTTTGATCTTTATGTTTTGTATTATCGTAATATTTGTCTAAATGTAGCATCCACGCACTATGGCAATCAACCGAAAAGCCGTAATTAACAACATTCACATTAATAAAATCAACTACAGGATTATCATTAGAAAATTTGTTAAAGTATTTCAGCATTGCAATAATAAATAATTTTTGCAATTTAGATACACTAAACGAATAAGGAATTATCTTTTCTCTGTCTCGGAAAAGTTTTCTTGATTTTATTAATTTGTTAATTTCAGTATTAGCTAAAGACATATAATTAAAAAGATCGTATAAAGTCAAAGTATCGTTAATGTTCAATTGTTGTATTCTCCCCTTTCTTAATGCAATAATCTTTACAATCAAATATTAAGTATCTGTTTAAAATACTAAATCCAATAAATTCTGATTCATTTTCATTATCTTTGTAATATTTGAATTCATTTTCAGTAATATCAACCGAATGACCATTGTTTAAAACAAGAGCATATTTTTGAGCTTCTTTGTCAATGTCAAAATGTTCTATTTTGCAATATTCATAGGTATATTTGCCCGAACAGATAAAATGTTGGATTTTTATAGCTTTTATTGTATCAGTAAGAGGTAATAAAACTACAGAAGTAACACAAAGAGCAATTGTAATTATACTCTTTAAAGATATCGGCTGACTTAAATCTTTAATACTTTGCATTGAATTTACAAAAACAAAAAATGAAGTTATAAATACCAAAAGAAGTATTGATGAAAGACAAATGTATTTAATTGTATCTGAGTTTTGGATTAACAATCTTTTAGTTATTTTCTTTTTCACATATATCACCTCTTAATATTTTTAGAAGTCGGGCAGACCTGCTGCCCGACTGTTTTGTTATATTTTAGTCAGTTCCGAAAGCATCATCAGCAATACTGATAACTGAACTTGGTAAAGAAGCTTTTGAAACAGGACTATCTTCAAAAGCACAAGAACCGATAGTTTCAAGACCATTTGGGAAAGATAAATTATTCAATGAAGGGCAATTATAAAATGCTCTTGTACCAATTGATTTTACATTTTTAGGAATATTTACAGTAGTCAAAGACGTGCAACTGTAGAATGTTTCATTAGGTATAGAAGTCAAGTTGGCATTTAACATAACGCCTTGTAATGAACTACATTCCTTAAATACACCTTCCCCTAATACATTTACCGAATGAGGAACAACAACATTAGTCAATGATTTGCAATTTGCAAATGCTCCTTTATCAATAGTGGTCAAAGCACCACTGTGCAAAGTAAGATTTTGAAGATTTTTGCAACTTTTAAAAGCTGCTTTATCAATAACCTGAATCGTGCTTGGAATATCCAAAGATGTCAAAGAAACACATCCGGAAAAGCAAGAACTTGGAATAATGCTGATTCCGATAGGAATATTTAATTTTTTAAGTGAATAGCAGCTTGAAAATGACATCATACCGAATTCGACAAAATTATCGGAAAAATCAAATTTTTCAAGAGCAAAACACCTTGCAAATGCACTATCACCTATTGAAGTAATATTTTTTGAATTTTTCACTTCTTTGAGATTTTCACACCCTGCAAAAGAGCTTACACCAATTTTAGTAATATTATTAGGTATTGTAATTGTAGTTAAAGCTTTGCAGTCAGAAAAACAGCTTTCGCTTAATCCAGTTGTTTTTAAAGGCAACTGAATTTCGGTTGCATTATTGCAATTATAAAATATACCGTTACCAAGATTAGCAACATTTTTCATACCTTTGATTGATTTTAAACCTGTACAACCGGAAAAAGCATATCCGTCAATTTGAACAGTTGCATCCGGTATAGTAATTGAAGTAAGAGCAGCGCAGCCACTAAAGCAATATTCAGGAATAATTCCTACGAATTGTGGCATATCAAACTTAGTAAGTGTTGTACAATCCTTAAATGCATTCTCACCAAGTTCTTTAACTTCCGTTGTACCTGTAACCATATTAAGTGTGGTACAACCTTCAAAGGCACTTTCACCAATTTTTTTAACAGAACTAAATAATTCCATTTTGTTAAGTGCTTTACAATCTTTAAAACAATTTTTAGGTATTTCTGTAATATTATTTGACATTGTAACTGTGGTTAAATTTTTACAACCTTCAAATGCTCCTTTTTCAATCGTAGTAACAGAATCAGGAATATAAGCTACTCTAATGTCGGTGTTATCTTTAAATTCTTCTTGTGGAATTACAGTTCCGCCGTTATCTATGTACAAATAACCGGCAAATGAAATTGAATATTCAACATTTTTCTGTTTCATTTGATCAATATATGAACAGCCTGAGAAACAAAAAATAACGGTTGTAATCAAAAGAAATATTGAAACAATTTTTTTACTTTTTTGCATTCTTTTTTGCCTTCCTTTTCTTTTTTTCTTTACGTTCAGACTTTTTAGCATCCTTATATGTTTTAACCATATCTTTAAGAGAAGCATCTTCAAGACCTACGTAACGATTTTTACCAACAGATAAATATAAATAAACTTCTTTTTTGGGAGTAGGTGTTATTGCAAAAGCGCAAGCTTGTCCTTCAATTTCAACAAGAAATTTATCTTTTGCGATAACCGGTTTGTCAGGTAAAAGATTTGTAAAACCGATTACCTTCATATTTTTATTACCTGCTGCCTTTAATGCTCTGTATTCTTCAGGTTTATATCCCCAAAGGCTGATTTTACCAGCCTTTGTTTTTAATTTTAATTCGTGTCCTTGCGGATATGTACTTTTATACAAAAAGCCGTTCAACGCTTTCTGCTGATAAGATTTTGCCATAATTAGTCCTCCTCTATTTTCTCTGTATAGTATTCATTTAAAATAACCTCTGCAGATTCAAACAATTCATTGCAAATATTTTTCTCATCAAGGTCTTCATCAACATATTCAAGTTTAATTCTGTCAGATTTAACAGTATCGATAAATAGCTTAACTACATTTGCAAAAAGCAATTTTGCTTCTGATTCTGTTAATTCATCATGAAAGAAATCAGTTTTTGAAGACAATTTGATTTGATGTTCATTTGGTTCTAACGAGAAATTCATCGTAATATTAAGTCGTTTGTTGTTTTCCAAATTATCCATTGGATTTTCCTCCTTCCTTTTTAGCAATTTCATATGAAAACAAGTCAATAGCTCTAAAATAAAGCATTTTTACTTCTTGTTCTAAATAATCAATAGCAAAGACTTCATCCTTATCTTTCATTGAAACGTCTTTAAGATACACATATTCATTATGTATTTTTTCAATATCAACAGTGTTACAAGCTTCAATAAGAATAGCTATTCTGCTTTCGTATTTACCAAAATCATAACCTTTAATCATAGTTAAATTATCCTTTCTAAATTATTTTTGACAAAATGCCTTTACCGACACTTTTTTGAACAAGTACATCTGAATTATAATCAGTGATTTTTATACCATTCTCAACTTTATAACTTCTAACAAAATAATAATAAGTTTTACCGTTTTGAAAGTGGTGTTGTTCATAAAAATTATTTGTACCATCATATATCAATGCAAAATTTTTCATATCGAAAGAACAAAACAATTGATATCCTGTTGCCCCTTTAATTTTGTTCCATTCTATTTTGATAGGTGATTTCTTTTTACTAATACCTTTTAAGTCATAATCTTGCATTTCATTGCTTCCGGTATAATAAATATCATCTTCAACAGTCACATTCTCAGTAGTAGTTTCTAAAGTAGTTGATTCATTTGTTGAATTATTTGTTATATTATTTGTTGAATTATTTGTTGTATTTTTTTTGGTGCTAATATTTTGATGTGTTGTTGATTTTTTTGTTGTAGCAACTGTAGTCAATTTAGTAGCATCATCACGAGAATGAACAGTATTATTATGAGTCACTCTCTTTTTAGTTGTAGTAACCTTATGTTTTTTTGTGGTTTGTATTTTTTTACTGACGGTAGGACTTGTTGTAGAAGGATTACTTACTGTAACCGAAATACTCAAATAACCGGAGCCACCGTCATTTGTCTTACAATAAATATCACATTTTCCTAAGCCGGTAGCGGTTACAAGACCGTTTTCAACAGTAGCAATGTTGCTGTTTGATGAATTCCAAATAAGGTCAGAACAAGCATTTTGAGGGCTTATTGTGACATTGATTTTTTTTGATTTGCCACGTATTAATTTAACCTTACCGATTTTAGAGGAAAGATTAGCATCAGGTGTCACATAAACATTACATGTTTTTGATTCACCTGACTCAGTAGAAATAGTAGCCGTACCGTTTCCTTGTGATATACCTTTAAGCGTACCGGTTGAAGAAACAGTAAAGTATTTGCTTGCGGCGCTCCAATTTTTCCTTTTGCCTTGACAATTATCAAGAGAACAAGGGATTGTTTTAGAATATCCGACAGCTACATAAATATTATCTTCTACTTGTGGTGTACCTGCATAGGCTGTCAAAACAGTTGAAGCAATAAAAATCGAAATCGCAGTTATAAATAAGATTGTTTTTTGTAATTTACTCAACATATTTCACATCACCGTTCTTCATATGATTAAGAATTGATATATATTTTTCGATATTAAGTATAGGATACCAATATGCTCCGTAGCATTTTTCGCATATTAAAGAATCATTAAGCCGATACATATCATCGTTTATTTTAAAATTCTTCATAATTGGTAAATTAACCGAATCAAATTTATCTTTTACAATAGAGCCTTTGTTTTCGGAAATTGAAAATTTGTCCTCTTTTACTGGCTGTACGTCAATATTCTGTTTAGGCTCATCCTTATTTTTTTGTTTTGGAGAATCATCAATAAATGTTTTTATATCTGCTTTATTACTTTCCGGCATAATAACCGTTTTATTGATGTCAATATTCTTTTCATCAGTTATCAAAGCATTATTATTTTTTTGACTTTCATCAAAATTGGTTTTATCGTCAGTAATAATTGATTCATTAGGCAAACTATGATTTTTCACATTTAGATCTTCATCATTTTTTACTGGCTGATTATCATTGGTTTCTTCTACATTTGAAGTTTTCTTTTTACCAAACAATTTTGATTTGTTTTTCTTTTTGTTTGATTCATCTTCAATAATAGGTTGTTCAGTTAATGATATAAATGGGAATAAATCTTGAAATTCAATAACAATAACTCCTTTTTTTTCGTATACATTTGCTATACTCTTAAAAAGGTATTTATAATCGCTTTCATTAACTCTATAACATGTTGCTTCTTTGTCCTTTCCCCAACGAGTTACATATTCGTTTTCATTAGTAATAAGTGGTGAGGTTGAACTCCAAGCTTTGCCGGATGCAGCATACATTGCAATCAAATATTCTGCTTTTTCTCTTGTATCACAATGAATGGCAATATCAGGTTCAATCAAACGATTTTTTTCTAAATAGTTAAAATAACTATCAAGCATTTTGTTTGTTAAATTGTTAGTTACCGTAATCGTTTAAATCACATCCTTTTTAAAATCATTTGTTGATTCTCTTAAAAATATTTTTTCATCAATTCCTGTTTCCCTTTTTATAAGTGAAATAAGGTATTTGCTTGGTTTTTTTACCCTGCCGGAGCCGTTAATAATTGCACAGAAATTAATTGTCGTATAGCCGATTTTGTCACAGAAATTTTTATATGTACCGTAATTAACAATTACATAATTTCTCAAAACAGGATATTTGACTTTTTTATACAGCATTTTTCTTCTGAAAATTTCACAATCACCAAGATTAAGATTATCTCTTATATCCTCAATGGAATATCCTTTTAAAATCAAATTATTAATCTTACATAATAAGTTAGCAGATATATAATCTTCCTGTGTACATACCATATACGCATACTGCCGTGAACAATTCATTTTTTCTCCGATTTCACTATACTCATAACCCATAGCCCGAAGGATTCTTATTTCATTTTTATCAATTTTCTTGTTTGGCAAAGAATTCACTCTCCTTTCCCACAAAAATCTTGATCTTTACAATAAGAATTCAAAAATTCAATTTTTTCATTATAATCGTTAAATTTTATTGTCATTTTAACTTTTGTGTTATTACAATCAGAAGCTTTTACAACAATTTTGTTTTCATCGTTTTTTAGAACTTCCATATCAGTATAAGCTTCTGTTCTGTCACCAAATTCAAATAACAATCTTCCATCTGTAGCTGACAAATTATAAATTTCGTTAATACTGCTGACGAAGCTTACAATTAAAAATATTAAATCTATTAAAACTACAAAAAAGCCCAAAAGACTTATTTTATCAATAGGTTTAACAGCTAATATAAAGAAACAGACAAGTGCTATTAATATTTGAAATAGATATTTAGCATAGAATTGAGGCTCATTTGAGGTCTTTTTCACTTTATACATAACTATCGTTTCTCCTTTCTTTGGTATCCTCACTATATATATCGCGCAAAAAAAAATTTTTCAGCTAACTTTTTACTTGACAATGGTAAAAAAATAAAAGGCCACTGAAAAGTGACCTTTTATTTATGATAATTAATACAAATATCTTCTGCTTTCTTTGAATAAAGCCTCAGCAATGTTTTTAGGGGCATCATCGAGGTTTGAACAATCAACAATATCTCCGTAAATATCTTCAAGTGATTTTTGGTCCGAACCTATATTAAAACTTAATACAGATATTCCGGCTTTTTTTGCTTCCTTTAAAAAGTTTTGAATATCCATTTTACCGACCTTTCCAGAGTACATTTGTGCAGCCGGTAAACCATCAGAAATAATTATAATAACTTTAAAAGGTTCAGGTCTTTTCTTAATTTTATTAAGTGCATACCTAAAAGCAAAGCCATCACGATTATTACGTTTTGCTGATAGTCCTGAAATCTTTTTAACTTCTTGTTTAGAATGGTTAAAATCAAATACTTTATAAATTTCGACATTTTCTTTTGGAAAACAGTAACTAACAGTTGAATGACCTATACAACTACAAGGTATTTGTAATTGAGTAGCAAAATTTTCAACTAAAAGTGCCATTTTTCTTGCGGCATCTATTCTTGGACCAGACATTGAACCTGAACAGTCAACAACCGTAGAAATGCACATATGTGGCATTTTGTTGGGTTTTGAATGATTTGAAAAAATTGCCAAATCTGATTCATTGTTTCTTTGAGCAAAAGCTTTAACATCGACCTTACTGCCTTTTAACTGCCTATTATTTTTATGAGATTTTTTCTTTTGAAAAACTTTATCTCTTATTTTATTAGCAGCTATTTTTGCAGGAAGTTTAATAGTCTCTTTGTCTGAAACATAAGCAATTTCATCAATACTGTTAATATCAACTTCTTCATAATCATAACCGGCATTACAACTTTCAGAATATTCAAGAATATCAAGTAAGATTTCTTTATGTTCAATCTCATCAAAGTAATTTTTCGGTGAAGTATCGAGCATATCATCAAGAACCTCATCAGGATTATTCTTTTGTGATTCAGCATCCTCCAAATTATTAAGACTTGAATTATAATCGTCCTCATTACCTTCAATACCTTCGCTGTTAGACATTTTATCGTCTTCCATATCTGTAGGCATTGCCGGATTTTCTGAAAGTTTATCAAGCATGTCTTCAATTGCCTGTTCTAAATCAAAATCATTCGGCTCAAAGTCGTTTGTTTCATCATCAAAACTTTTGTCTTCGTCAGAAATTTCAAAATCAGTTTCTTCTGTATCCTCTACATCATCAGAATTGAACTCACCATTAGTGCTATCACTTGATGTTTCAGAATTTTCTGTATCATCAGAAGCTTCATTATCCATTAATTCACTCAATTCATCTAAATCAGATAAATCTAATTCATCTGAACTATCTTCGTCCAAATTGTCATTTTCAACTGTTTCATCATTTTCAACATCATTAAATTGTTCTGACTCGGATTGCTCTGTGTCACTTAGTTCGTCACTTTCAGATGATTCTGATATTTCATCACCGGTTGACATTTCGTCATTATCATTTTCTGAATAATCAGTTTCAGATTCTTTCAAATTGTCATCATCAAGTAAATCATCTTCATTGTCTGAATCAGTTTTAGATTCGTTAAAATCGTCATCATTAAGTAAATCGTCTTCATCGTCTAAATCAGGCTCAGAACCATTTGAGGCAGGAGAAGTATCACATTCACCCGACTCACCTTCTGAATCTGTATTTGACGAATCTGTATTGCAGTTGTCTTCCGGTGAATCCGACATTTCATCTTCACTTGAATTATCATCAGAACTGTTTTTCTCTGAATTTTCACTGTCTTCATTATTAGATGAATTGTTTTCATCGTTTGAATGATTATCAGCAGCAGTTTTTTTAGGCGGTTTTGGTGTAAATTGTTCTTTAATATACTTATCAAAAAGAATGTCAAGCATTTGCAAAGTAATATTTAACCGTTCAATCGTGTTCGGGTAAGGATATTTATACATATTATTAAATAATTTTCGTACTTCAATCCATTCATCCTCAAATTTTAATTCTTCCGGTAAACATTTTCTTGCTTGCATAAGTAGAAGGTTTCTTACATCAAACGATATTGTTTCACTTGTATCATTTTGACTTAAATATTTCTTATAGTTTTCAATTAAGTTATTAGCTAAAAGTTCTCTTAATGAATCAATACCTGTTTTAAAAGAGCCTTTATACTGTTTAACAATACGATATTCAACATAAGGGTCTTCTACTATATTAGAACAATCTTTTAAGAGTTTGAGAAATATTTTTTCATATTTTTTTGACCATTCTTCAAATTCTTTACTACAACCGGAAAAGTCCAACAACGACATATCTCTTTTTTTAAATACTTCCTTTAATATTTTAAAGTTAGTAAAAAGAATATGACCACATTCGTGTGCTTGAAGTCCTACACAAAGAGCAAAACGCTCTTTTCTGTTGTAGCCTTCAAACATACTGTTAATTGGATTAATCACCGTAATTAAGCCGTTTGTGCGAGCTGCATTGGCATTTTTAGAATCATCAAGAACGAACTGTGTAAATACAGGTTTAATAGACTTGTATTTACTTGTAACATTCCTACTTAATTTAGTAAAGTAGTTGTTTACTGATTTTAACTTCCAAAATTCTTCTTCAGAAAAGGAATTCATTAAAAGCTTTTTAGCAGAAATTATTTCTTTAACAGAAAGTTTCATAGTTTCCTCCTGCCACATTAAAATGTAGCCTCAATTAAAGAATAGATTTCATCTTGGATTTCTTCCGGTTCATTATCACCTATTGCCTGAACAATAGTTGAATATGATGCCTTGAGCCAGCCGTCAGGTTCATCCTTATATAACGGACAATTCTCGTGGTTGTTAATCCAAGCCTCACATTGACGAAGTGATACACTGTCACTTACATCATTGTTTTCGATAAGACTTCTTATAGAGCCATTACCTTTGTTGAAAACAAGATTAACTATTTTTCTGATTGTTTTCTTATCATTAAATCCTGTTTTAGCAATAAGCTGTTCGACAATTTCATCATTTGATGGCATTTCCATACGATAAGATAAAGCAAAACGGTTTTTAGTTGATTTTGCAATATCCGATGATTCAACAAATTCTTCACCTGCCGGATTGTAAGTACATACAAGTAAACAATCAGGATGGATAGCTTTTGTAATGCCATCAACATCTTGGAACATTGCACTTTCATCAAGAATAGGATTAAGTCTTGTTTCAACGCCTTGATTTGAAATTGATGAAAGTTCTTGAAGTTCACATACATAACCTTTTTCAAGAGCAAGGCTTAAAGGAGAACGATTGTATGTAATGTTCTCACCTACTCCCGAAATTGTACCAAACAAAGATTGCTCATCACTGTCTGTATCAACTTTAAAGCATACATATGGTAAGCCAAGTCTTTTTGCAAGTAACCTTGCCGCAGTAGTCTTACCTGTACCGGTTTCGCCATAAAGACGTATACCTCTTACTCTATCAGGAGCAGCCTTTTTATTGTAATAAGTCTCAGCAATAATAGTTTCAATCTGTTCGGTTGTGTGATAACTTTCACAAATTTGATTATTTTCGTCCAGCATAATCTTTTCATTAGATGAAAAAAACCTTTCAGGTGAAAGTATATAATCTTTTTCTTCCAAAATTATTGTTTTAGGAGTAATAAAAGAACCCTCTTCAATGTTTTCAGGCAAATTGCTCTCATCAAAAGCAATATCCATAAATTGATCAATGTTTTTGTCAAATTTTCTTGAATTCACAAACGGTGAATCATCATCGTTTGTATAAACACCATCTATGATAAATGGCATTGATTCATAAAGTTCATAATCAAAAACGTATGAATCGGTAAAATCACCTTTAAATGGGCTTATATATTCTCCATTTATAAGATTTGCTGCATACAAATCTTTTCTACAACAACATATTAGATCAAAATATTCTTCAACATCTTTTCGCTGAAGAGTGACAGATGAAAAACAAATTTTTTCTCTTGAATAGTCAATCATAACAGTGCTTGCACCGCCATTTTTTTGAATTTCAATACATGCAAGTTTACCTGTATCAGTTTTGCAAATAGCCACTAACATTTTTACTTTTACCATAATTCTACCTCCGTGTCTAATAAGACATAATTATGTTTTTAGATTTTCTTGATAACAAAAAAGAGAGGAAAAAGTCCTCTCTTTTTTTGTCGTCATTATTAAGTTTTAATTGTGTTCCATACAGGTACTTACTTTTTAGAATGGAAGATCGTCATCATCAACAACTTCCTCAAAATCAGAGTTGTCAGCAGATGAATAACTTGGAGCTGGCTGTTGTGCAGCAGCAGGCTGTTCACCTGAATTAGCAGTTTCTCTTTTACTACCTGTAAAATAGAACTTTTCAAGATTTACATTCCAAGTGTTATGCTTTTCACCGTTCTTTTCGTATGTACTGGTTTGAATATTACCTTCAATTGCAACCATTGAACCCTTCGTAAAGAGCTTTACAACATTTTCAGCAGTTGTGCCATAAGCAGTAACAGGAATAAAGTCAGCGGTTCTTTCCTTGTCCTTACCATTATAACGGTCAATAGCAATTCTAAACTGTACATAAGATGTATCGTTTTTTGTCTTCTTCAATTCCGGTGTTGCTGTAATTCTACCCATACCCATAAACTTGTTCATAATAAATTCCTTTCTCCGTTGCCTACGGACTCAAATGTGCCGGCTAAGTTATTTTAAATTGTTATTTGTTTTTTGCACATAAGAGTTTTTTGAAAATGAAATCTGAACATAAAATCATTTTCGGATTAATAAGATTATTTAATTTACAAATAAAAAAAGCCAGTTGTTGCAAAATGCAATAACTGACTTAATTTTAATAATTAATTAACTTAAATAATACTTACTATACTCATAGTAACGCATAATATTTTGTTTGTCAAGTATTTGAATCAATCTTGTTTTCTTTGCTTTCAGACTCATTATAGACACTTCGTTTGAAACATAAAAAGTTCTCGTTTGAATACTTTTTATCGTCATTTTTCTTAAAAGCTAAATAATATGTATAGCCTATTTTTATCTTTTGGTTTTTCTTGAATAATCCGCCTGTATCCTCATTGGCAATTGATAAAAATATTAAATCATTATACTGTTCTGAATTAATTGGTTCAAATTCATAAATCTTGTTTACGCCAAAATTTAATACATCTTGTTTCTTATTCGTACATACCGATTCAATTACGACAATATTGTTATTTCTTAACAATTTATAATTGAAATATAATTTGAATAACAAGAATGCAATAATACAAGCAAACGGAATAATAACAAGAGCATTTTTAAAAATAATAACACATAATGCCGCAAATAAAACACAAAAAGCAGCCAAGTACAAAATTTTATTGCCTCTTTCCTTCATTAAATCAAGAGTTATATCGTCAGCATTAATTTTATTTTTTTTATTTTGTATATTATTGTATTCTTTTTCAAATTCTTCTAAAAATTCTGATTTTCTCATAATTCTTCACCTTTTATTTGAACAATTTGGTCCATAAGTGCACTTTCACCGTCACGTGGAATGTAGCTATCAGCAACTAAATTGCCGTCTTTATCATTATATAAGTACAAATACAATTCAACTAATTTATCTGAAAAATCAGATTCTGCTTTTGTTTTTTTGTTACCATCAAAGCTAACATATTCGTAAGGCAAACAAATATAATAGAAATTATCAATATTAAATTTGTTTTTAGGCACACCATATCTCATCATAACCTGCCGTGAGGTCAAACCTGTTTTTGTTAAGGCTTTTTCACCACATACTGAGACAGCGTGAGTACCGGTCCATACACTTTTTGTATCTTCACTATCTACTGTATAAACATAACTTTTATCAAATTTGATTTTTAAAGTAGTATTTTCTTGAAGTTGCCAAGTGCCGTATACAGATAAATCAGGAGGTAAATTATATACAACTGTTTCCACTTCTGATGTGCTCTCTTGACTACTTGTAATAACATCTGTAACATTTGACGTAACAGTTTCTGTCGTTACTGTTGTATTTTCTCCAATTTGTTTACGTGTTGATAATGAGTTAGCAATAACCAAACTCAATGATAAGACAATACATATAACAACAATAATAAAAACTTTAAATTTAGAATTTTTATCAATAACTTTGTAATCGTTATCCTTTCCATTATCTGTATCATCGTCATTTGTATCATCAGGATAATTTTCTTCTTGACAATATTCTAAATCTTCATTCTTTGTATTTCTATCAACAAATGAATTTTTGTTTTCATAATCACTATAAGAATAATTTTTATTTCGATTAACTTTTTTCAATTATATTACCCTCCTTAAAAGAATAAATTATCTGTGTTATTAATTATATCATTTATATTTGTTTCAAGTTTTCCCTCTTTACTAACAAGCGCATAAAAACCATTTGGTTTGTCAAAATAGTATTCTGTTCCTTTTGAAGTGTTGTGTTCATAAAAGTAGCAAGCAACATAATATGTGTTTTTGCTACCTAAAACAGATTGTTCATTTTTGCTTGTAGAATACAATTTACAATTACCTGATAAAACAGATTGATTAGATTTGTTAATTAATATGTATTTACCGTTATTAATCGTCAAAGTATAATCTTTGTTTTCACAATTCAATGATTCAACCTTAACAGAATCTCTTTGATTACTTGAATTAAAACTTTCTTTTGTATTAATTTGTGTTATACCGATAATTGTACCCAAGAATACAACTACTGCAATAACAATAATTATAATCTTTTTCAACTGCTATTTTCTTCCCTTCGGTTTAGTGTCAATATATCTGTCTCGTTTCCAATTAACATAACCTTTTTCGTTAATTGTTCCCTTAAATACTGCTCCGTACTTATTGCCACTTTGAGAAGTTAAATTTTTAACCGATATTTCGCCTTTATTCAAAAATTCCTTTGCCATTGCCGTGGAGATTTTCTTTTTCATATAGCTAAAATATTTATCTTCTTTAAATAAAACAAATTTACAATTTGTGTTTGTGCATTTAAACAATTTATCGGTATCTACAACAGGGCTTTTGCACAAAGGACATTCACCTATTACTTCACCGTTGTAAGTCGGTACTTCATTATAATTAAGAATATCATTTGTAGCAATAAGTTCTTCTTTGATTCGTTCCTTGTTATCTTCAAGAGTTAATAATTTCTTTGAAACTTTTTTAATAATCATATTAAGCTCAACAGTTTTTTTGGCATTTAGAGCATCAATACCCAATCTGTCTAAAGTTTCAATTAAAAATTTACCTTTTGAAGTAATTGTATAGCCTTTTTTGCTTTCAGTAAAATATCCGTATTGAATTGCCTTTGTAGTAGTCGTTTCCATAGTTGCACCTTGTGTTCCGATTGTAACACCGGAATCAACAGCAGCATAGAATTCATCGTCTTCATCTTCACCACCATTTTTTATATCCTTACTAAACGGATGTTCAAGATAGTAAATAAGTCTTGATGTATTTGCTTTAGGAGGTGCTTTTGTAGTACGAGTTGCTTTTTCAAATGTGCAATTAACTGTTGAACCAATTTCATATTTATTTAATGCTGAAACATCTGTAAATTTTCTTGGCTCAAATAATAAAAAGCCCGGTTTGTTAATAACACTGCCTGCAATATCAAAAACATATCCTGAATTTTCAAAAATAAATTTAGTTTCAGTAACCTCTGCATCTTCACAGAAATTTGAAATTGTTCTCTTGTAAACTAATGAATATGCAGCTTTTTCTACATCTGTAAATTCCTCTAAATCAGATTTAGAAGGTATTTTTTCTGTTATTACAATCGCCGTGTGACCACCTTCGCCCAAACCTCCACATTTTTTATCGCTGAACACAGAAGCTTTAGTATGAAATTTCACCGGCAATCCCATTTTTTCTAAAATGCCTATTACAACTTCCATCTGAGGTGCTTCTTTTTCTTGCATATACTCACAATTGGTTCGAGGATACGTAATATATGCCTTCAAATAGAGCTTTTCTAATGCCGCACTTGCAGCTTTCATAGAAATTTTAAATTTTGTATTAAGGTCCGAAAGTAATTTTGAAGTATTATATAATTTCTTTGGTTTTAATGTTTTATTACTGATTTTCTTTTCAGTTACGATTGTTTTATTGGCATTTAATTTATCAACTAAGTTGTTTGCCAACGCTTCGTCCTTTTCAGCAAACTGAATATCTTTTGAAGCAATAGATATTCCTTCGACATTCATATTAATGCCCCAAGAATTAGTGGGTACAAAATTTTCTATTGCTTTATCAGAATCATAAACAAATCTCACAATTGGAACTAATACCCTGCCTACTTGTAATGTTTCGTGTGTAGCAAGTGAAAGCATAGTAGTTAGATTAATACCATTAAGCCAATCAGTCTGCTGTCTTGCTAAAGCTTCAAAATATAATCCATTATAATTATTTGAATTTTCAGGATTTCTAAATGCTTGTGATAAAACAGACGGAACAAGATTACGGCAATCAATTCTTTTAGTCGGTAATGTATTACCTACATATGAAAGAATTTCACGAATAAGTAATTCACCTTCAGCATCAGGATCGCCAAAATTATATAAAACAGTATATTTACCGCTATGAATTAAATTACTGATTAATTCAAGCTGTCCTCTTTCCCAACCACTTTTAGGTTTATATTTGAAAGTATCCGGAACATAAGGCAAATAATCCCTCAATTGTACCCAAGATTTATAATCTTGTATTTGAAGATAATCATTAACATCATATAAAGTAAGTAAATGACCTCTTGCGGCTACAATTGTTACACCTTCAGATTCATAATACAAATTAGGAATTTTTGTTTTATTATGTTTATTATCATAATACTTTGTTTCAAAATGATTTTTTAAACCGTCTTTAAGTGCTTTGGCTTGTTCGGTTTTTTCACACACAACAAGTATATTTTCACTCATATTTACGCTCCTTTATATATAAAATAGTATTTTCATATATAATATCGCGCATATTTTTTTAAAATTTTCAAATCAATGTTTTTATTACACTTAACTATTTTTTGCAATTTATTATACATTTGTCTTTTTATATACATTTTCATTGTTTTAGACTTAAATGTGTTAAAATAACATATACATTTTCATATACATTTTATCGTAAAATAACGTAAAATAATGTAAATTTCAAACATTTGTATTGCAAACTTTAAAACATAAAAAAACCCCGAAAGCCTTATAAATAAAGGCATTTCGAGGTTTTTTGCTTGGTGGCTCATCGGGGAATCGAACCCCGGACACCTTGATTAAAAGTCAAGTGCTCTGCCATCTGAGCTAATGAACCGTATAGCACCCTGATATCAGGGTGTTGGCTGGGGAGGCGGGATTCGAACCCACGCATGACGGAGTCAAAGTCCGTTGCCTTACCGCTTGGCTACACCCCAATGTAGGGATAAATATAAAAAGTGGGGTGGGATATCGGATTCGAACCGATGACCTCCAGTGCCACAAACTGGCGCTCTAACCAACTGAACTAATCCCACCATATATGTAAAAGCACTTTCGTGCTGTTACCCCAAACAATGGCGCGCTGAGAGGGACTCGAACCCCCGACCTACTGCTTAGAAGGCAGTTGCTCTATCCAGCTGAGCTATCAGCGCATTGGAGCGGGTGATGGGAATCGAACCCACACGACCAGCTTGGAAGGCTGGGATTCTACCATTGAACTACACCCGCGTTGCAACGTTCATTATTATACATAACACATTGCAAAATGTCAAGTCTTTTTTTAATTTATTTTAATTTTAATATCATCATTTTCTACAGAAAGAGAAAGAGACTTAATTTCCTCGTCCTGATTAAATACAATCGCATTAGCAAGTTTTTCTTCAACATCACGTCTTACGCAATCACGAAGTCCTCTTGCATTTTTCTTTGAGCCGAATGCTTTTTTTGCAAGATAAACCGGAACGCTTTCATCGTAAGACATAATAATTGCCTTATCCTTAAGACTTTCAACAAGTTCACCGAGCATAAGCTTAGCAATTTTTTCAAAGTCATCATGAGTGAGCTGATTAAAAATAACAATTTCGTCTACCCTGCCCAAAAATTCAGGACGTAGGAAGCGCTCAAGGGCTTTCATTGTAACTTCTGCATTAATATCGTTTGCTGTTTTATTGAAACCTAACGAAGCAGAGTCGGTAGAACCTGCATTCGAAGTCATAATAATAATTGTATTTTCAAAATTAACACTTCTGCCCTGTGCGTCTGTTATTCTGCCCTCATCAAGAATTTGAAGAAGAATATTGAGAACATCCTTATGTGCCTTTTCAATCTCGTCAAAAAGGATAATACTGTATGGCTTACGTCTAACCTTTTCTGTAAGCTGACCGGCATCATCATAACCAACGTAACCCGGAGGCGAACCGATAATACGGGAAACGCTGAATTTTTCCATAAATTCGCTCATATCAAGACGAATAAGATTGTCAGGGCTGTCAAATAAACTATCTGCAAGGCGCTTAACAAGTTCCGTTTTGCCGACACCCGTAGGGCCTACAAATATAAACGACTGCGGTCTTTTTTTAGGGCTGATATTCACTCTGCCCCTTCTGACAGCATTTGAAACCTTTTCAATAGCCGTATCTTGACCGATTATATGCTCTTTAAGTTCACTTTCAAGATTTGCAAGCTTTTTAATATCATTTTGCTCAATCTTGGTTGCAGGAATACCGGTCCAAAGTGATATAACCTTTGCTAAATCAGACTCCAAAACCTGATTATCGGATGCTTTTTCCTTAAGGTCGGCTATTTTTTCGTCAAGTTGAATAACTTCGCTTTTAAACTTAGTTACAAGCTCGTAGTCAATTTCTTCGTTTTCCTCAGGATTGGAAAGCCTTTCTATATTGCTCTCTAAAAGCTTTTTTCTGTCAAGTGCCATCTGATATTGGCTGATAGCCGGATTGCGCAAATTTGCGCTTGTGCAGCTCTCATCAAGCAAATCTATGGCTTTATCAGGAAGATATCTGTCAGTAACATATCTTTCGGACATAGTAACGGCTTTATATACAAGCGAGTCTGAAATCTGCACCTTATGATAATCTTCATAATATCCCTTAATGCCGACAAGCATTTTATATGCATCGTCAATTGACGGTTCTTCAACCTTAATAGGCTGAAAACGTCTTTCAAGAGCGGCGTCTTTTTCGATATATTTTCTGTATTCATTAAAGGTAGTAGCGCCGATTACTTGAATTTCACCTCTTGAAAGAGCAGGCTTAAGAATATTGGCAGCATTCATTGTACCTTCTGAATCGCCGGTACCCACAAGATTATGAACCTCGTCAATAAATAAAATAATATTACCCTCGTGTTTAACCTCGTCAACAAGGCCTTTAATTCTGCCTTCAAACTGGCCTCTGAACTGAGTGCCGGCAACAAGTGCGGTAAGGTCAAGAAGGTAAATCTCTTTGTCAGCAAGACGTGCTGGTACCTCTCCCTTGGCAATTTTGATTGCAAGGCCCTCTGCTATAGCGGTTTTGCCGACACCCGGCTCACCAATAAGGCATGGGTTATTTTTTGTTCTTCTGCAGAGAATTTGAACTGCACGTGCAATCTCGCTTTCTCTGCCGATAATATTATCGATTTCGCCCTGCTTAGCACGTTCGGTAAGATTAGTACAGTAAGTATTGAGGAATTTTCTTGAATCATCCTTCGCTCCTCTTTTACCCTTTCTGCGCTTTTTGCCGTTTGGCTGAGAATCGGAATTATCGGTGGTAATTTCTTCTTCACCGTCTTCTGTCGGAGAAAGAGCACCGTTAATTAAGTCGGAAAAAGGCATAGTTTGAGCGCCGTCAAAATTTTCAGGATTAAACATTTCGGACAAATTATCAAGATTAAAATCGCCCATATTTTCCATAAAATCAGCCATTTGCTCGCTTGCAGCTTCAATTTCCTCGTCGCTGATGCCAAGCTTATCAATCATTTGATTAATTGAACCGATATTAAGCTCCCTTGCACATTTAATGCAAAGTCCTTCAGGAGTAACCTTGTCATTTTCCATTTTTTGAATAAACACAACCGCCGGTCTTTCCCCGCAGCGTGAACACATTTGCTGTTTCATTAAATCACCTCGTAATAGGTAGTCAGCTTATTTTTCAGAGGAATCGCTTTTTTCTTTATTTTCCTTGAGCTGACGAATAAATCCCGGTGCGTAACCAAAAAGGGACGCAAAAGCAAGAATTGCAGAAATAATAACCATAATCATTATTACGGTATTATTAAGTTCCAAGCCCTTAAAGAAGTCAATGCTGAGAAGCGCACCGTCAGGGCCGATAGCAATAATTGTTATCATAAAAGTATAAAATACAACAGTTGCAAGTTTTCCCCAAATCTCAGCGGCAACAGGGCGCATACCCTTTGACATCAAAATAGCTGCGCCGATAATCATTAACAGTTCTTTAAATATAAAAAGGAACAAAATATACTTAAGCGGACCGTCCCAAAACTTAACAAGCAAAATAATAACAATTGCTATCTGTGACAGTTTATCCGCAATAGGGTCAAGAATTTTGCCGAGATTTGACACCATATTATATTTTCTTGCAATTTTGCCGTCAAACACATCGGTTAAAGCCGCAACAATCATAGTTATAAAAGCGGCTATGTATTGTTCTTTAATAAAAAGAACGGAAAAAACAGGAATAAGTGCAATTCTTACAAAGCACAACCAGTTAGGAATTGTATTCCAATTTTCAAAAAGGTCTTTAACATTTTCATTAAATTTACTCAT